AAATCACTTACAAGTTCCCACCTAGCGTGTTTACGATTCCATTGTCTGTCTTTGTGGACGAAAAGCTTTCCAATATTGTTTCTATATTGTTGTTCCAGTTTTGTCATATATTCGGGCGGCTAGGCAAAGACATACAACAAAAGCGGGGGAGTCATTCAACCTCCCCCGCTATGTTATACATTACTTCTTGGCAGCGGGATTCAGAATGGTGATGATACGGTCAGCCATCTTTTCATGGATCTTGACAGTATTCTTGACATTCTCGCTGGACAGGGCACGCCAGAACTTCATGCAAACCTCAGACGGCATAAGGTGTGCATACTTAACAATGGCGTCAATCTTAACATCAGACAACTCCTCCTTAAAGATACCAGAGGCAACAAGCTTGTCTGCCATAGCGGTATGGTCATTGATGCCCCAATCCTTAACCTTCTCAAGCTTGCCGTTGAGAATGTCGTCAATCGTAACCTGACGCTCATACTTGTCAACGAAATCACGGAAGGCAACGGACGCCTCAAAGCCAACGAAAGCACAACCAATCTCATACAGCGGAGTAAGGTTTGCCTTTACATCGGCACCAAGGAACCCCGCAACGCTAAGACACTCATTAAGACGCATCCAAGAACGGCGCGAAGGATAAACCTTGTTAGGCTCAAACTCGCCCTTATGCTCAAGGTGTCCACGGTTCTGATTGATGAAATCCCACACAAGGGGATCAGCGTTAGTCTTTGCAAAGTCAAGCCAATCATCAACGGAAGGCTCAAGGTCAAAGACAGTCCAACGGTCCAACTCGGCAGGATCCATCTCACCCACCTGATACTGTGCGCCATGCACACCACCGTTGACCGCTGCAAAGATTAGCGTCTGGGGATGCAGCGTGTGACCGTTCAGCTTGCGGGAATCCGTCAACTCGAAAATACCCTGACGAACCTCAAGCGTGGCACGATCAACCTCGTCAAGAAACAGGACGCGAGGATTATCGCAACAATCCTTAAACCAATCAGGAGGATTAAACTTGGTGCTGTTACCGTCAATAGACGGCAGGCCAATGAGGTCACCCTCGGTCATCTGAGAGGCTCGACGCTCGACCACCTTCATGCCACGATTGGCAGCAAAGGCATACACAGTCTCGCTCTTACCAACACCGTGACGACCACGGATAAGGACAGGCTTCTTGACAGCGGCAACGTGGGGAACAACCTTAAGGAACGTCTTGAAATCAACAGCCATTGTGAACCTCGTTTGTGCTATACTGCGTTGGTGGTTAACTGCGATTGAATGAACCTATTATGCCACAAGCACCGGGAAGCGCAACCTCTTTTTTCTGGGTGTCACTTCCCGGTGACAGTCACTTGAAAATATCGTCAACCCCGCTTGTGCCCAACAGGAAACCATCGGGCATATGCTTTTCAATATTGCCACCGCGAGAGATAACATGATAGTTATTCCAAGAATAACGACTATCATCATCCATCACCAAGGGAGCGCGGAATGACATATATTGATTCCAGTGGTCGGGATTGTGATGGAGCCTTTCACAGTTAACAATCCGCTGATCCCTGCGATTAGTTTGGATTTTATCCCATTCAATCTGGGTCACAATGGCAAGATGTTCTGGCTTTAGATTGTCTAGACCATCCTTGGCATAATCCTTATGGATAACCAAGGCACCGATTGACAAACCCTCCCACTTCATCTTGTCAATAACTGCCTTGCGATACTCGCTGTTCTCCTTGATATATTGAAGCATATCATTAGTGCGCTTCTCACACTTGCGCTTGGTGTGTCCCTTCTCGCTGCAATAGGAACACTTACGGGCAAGATCCCCGTCCTTATATCGCTGCTTAGTTTCAGGGGATGCCTCTGGGCATGACCGCCTGTTATGTCCCGTCTGGAAACACCGCCTGCAATAGACCGTACGCTTACCCTTTACCCATGCCATTGTTTTTCTCTCCGTGGTTCGCCGTTGAAGATGTACCCATAATACACCACCTATTCCCCACGTCAACCAACCCCTTCCGGGGGTGTAACATGGGGGTGACGACACCGGCAGGTGACACTCTAACTTTTCCCTTGACAGGGGGCGGCTAGGTCTGATATAATCCCGACCTTTTTAGCCCATAATGGCGGCTAGCACGGACACCCACACCGCGATATTAGTATAACACAGGTACCCCCATTCCCGCAACCCCTTTTTTCCATACTGTCACAGCAGGGTGACACGCCAGCCGCCGTCGTGCCCCCATCATATCACAAGGGATGGAGAAGTCAAGCGCGTTTAATCATTAGTCTCATTAAGGAATCATATACAAGGAATATAGAGTGCTATACAGTGTGTCACCGCCATGTTACACTGGTATCTGTGTTTAGTTAAGGAGGATTGGTAAGGCAAATATTGTATATCATTGGCATCGCGTAACCTCTTGAAATCATTAGACATTTTTTCGACGCGGGGCTTAAATACCGCCATTCTTTAGCAAGATTAGCAAAACCTATAAAGTATTCTTATACCGTCTACCATTAGATATTCTAATGACTCGCATATTGGCATCTTATATATGTTAGTAAAAAACTTGAAAAACTTTAATATTGCTAATGTCAAAGTTATGTCGCTATGCCAAAGTTCTGACTCGTCAGGTTTCTGACGCGCCATGAGATTGGCGTCAACCGTTTGACACCGAACGTCAAGATTTTGACGGTTTAGGCTAATAATATATACAAAACAAAGATAACAGATAATAGTAATATTATATCTATAATGTTATAGATATGGGTCTTTTCACGTTTGCTCCATTTGTTTGGATTGACCATCCATGAAGACCTCTGCTCTCAATTCTGGAGCATTTAATATAATTAGGTCTTTCAGGGGCACAATGCTTTCCTCATCCTCAAAGATATTATGGTACCCATTGGACTGAGCATATTCCCAACGGATATCATAACCAATAAGTATAGGACTTTGCATTACAGCTTTATCATCACTATATCTTCTATCACTTAGGATATAACCAATCATATGGGTACTTATATTTATTAGTTCCCCGGTGGATTTACGTTTGGCTACAGCTTCACTATCATTGGCTATAAAGTTCTCCACTACTTCTTTTGGTTCCATCCAACTGTATGTAGTGAAATAAGCTTTTATCTTATCCCTGTTTAGTCTCCCGCTTATCATATAGACCATCTCCCCCTGCCCTAATAGTAGGTGGGTGGAGGGGGGGTGGATGGGTAGTGGGTAGGTAGTACTCATTTAGCTGTTCTTTAACTCCTCTACTAGTTTGATATATGGTATGATTCTTTCACATGAAAGAATCTCTTGGAAGCCGTTATCCCAACTTACAATGTAACGAATGTCCCTTTTGTCAACCACGTGACCAAATACATATTTGTCTAGGTTGCCGGTTCTTGCTACCACTAATGTTCCTATCTTTATATCGCTCATGAGTTCTTTATATCCTCTATGTTCTGGAGATAAGGTTTCATTTCCTGCTCATTGTATTGGAAATCATTACCATTATCCCACATAACACGGTAAGTCTTAATAATGTTTTTGCTACCCACAACTTCCCTTATCTCCACCACATGACCAAATAATAAACCTGTGCGCTTGCTACCATCAACTATTTTGCTGCCGTTATTTAATGCATAAAGTCCTGTTATTTTAACAGCAACAAGACTTCCGACATGGGCTTTCATGGTTTCTTCAACTCCTCAACTAAACCTAGATAGTAATCTATTTCCCGTGTATTGTAAACAAAATCATCCGCATCATCATTTAACCATATAACTCTATAAGCATAACCATGAGGATAACTTTCGTTCTGCATTATCTCTACTACATGACCAAACAAATATTTATTCGCATTTGTTGGTAAACGCCTATGGGCAACTAGGGCACCAACTTTTGTGATAGGATGTTTCATAGGGTTTTCTTAAACTTTAGGAAAGATTGTCTGGCTTTCATCAATTCTGTTTGTGTATATCCTGAATATAGGAGGTCACGACCAAACCATTCTACAGACCAAGATGTTCCATATTCTTCCACAATCATTCCAATCATGTATTCTTTACCAACATACTTTAGTATTAAATCACCTAGTTTTGGAATATAATCTTTCATTTTATACTCTTTCTAAAAGCTTCATACCATTCACGATACTGATTAATATAATCGTAAGATAATCTTTCTTTATGTCCCCGTTGATAATCTTGTGGAGTATTGAACCATTCTATCTCATATATAAACATATCTTCTTTATGTCTTAGAGCAAGACTTGGATCAAAAGTCTTTGCTGATATATTAGTAATCATGGCAATAGAATCACCATAAGTATTAAGTGCAATTAGGTCGCCAACTTGCGGAACATAATGTTTATATTTCATACCCACTTCCTAAATTTGAAATATTCTCTACGAAAGCTTTCGGTGATATATTCTGAATACCTAAATTTGTATGGTGTAACATCCGCATTGCCATACCATTCAATAATATATTGTCCTTCAAAAGCACCAATAATCATTCCAAGATTATCGCTGTTCTGTAATACAAGATCACCAATTTTTAAGTTCATAGTTTATTTTTTAGTTCCCGAAAACGTTTGCGATATAGCTGCACATCATCTAAACTTGAATAAGCTGAATCAACAGATGCATCTTTATAATACCAATCTATAACATATGGAAATTCACCATCGTCGCATATATCCACAATCATTCCAAGAATATAATCTTTTTTATAGTCATGCACAGCAACTAATTCACCTATGTATGGAGATTCTTGCATTCACTGTCTCGCCATTTTACAAATTGTATTCTAAATGTATCTATGTCGCCAATGTTGTATTCATATGACGTTGTTTCGTCAAACCATTCTACCCTATAGTAATCTGCCCGTCCACCCTTTTTATATTTATCATATATCATTCCCAATATAATCTGCTGGGTTTCATCTTCAACCGCTAGCAAATCACCAACCTGTGGTTCATAGACGATATTTTTCATAAGCTTCTCTCATTTCAACAATTTCGCCTTCATCATATCCCCAAATACTTCCATTGCCCGCCCACCAAACTTTATATGGGAAAGCAATATTTGGGGTGCTATCGTATTCAACCACAATACCAACTTGTGGCTCAACACCTGATTCTCTCCATTCATCCACAACCCCATCACCAACTTTAACAACCATATTATTTACACTCTATTTTAAACTTTAGATATTCTTGACGCATGTGGCGTAGCGTATCATAGTTATAGTAACCAAGATGTTTGCTGTAGCCTTTGTCATACCATTCAACCACATAAGTTTGACTATCAAAATATGTAAGCATGCCAAGTACTACGCTTTCATAATCTAAATTATTGGCTACGAGGTCACCTAATTGCGGATCATAACCCATTATCTTTTCTCCAACTTAGATAATCTTGTCTATATTCCCTTATACGTTCCACGGGATATCCTGTTTCAACGTTTTGTTTTGTTAACCAAAGAACGCGATACAGGGTTCCGTCTATTGCATCGGGATCATAATCTGTATATTGGCGTATCTCTTTGATTATGCCAAGAGTATTATAACCCTTGGAAGATATTTGTGGATTATAATTCATATTTACATTGATAATGGATGTCTGCCGTGTTTCTTATAATAAAGAAAGTCTTGCCGCATCAAACGTACTGTTGAAACATCATAACGATAAGTATAGCGCATCTTGCCATACCATTCAACTACAAACTTGCTACCAAGCTGTTCTATGATCATGCCATAATTTTCCATGTCCATGACCATATCGCCAACTTTTGGTCGTGTTAGGATATCTTCTTCGTCCATTTGTTATACTCGTCTATGTAAAACATTATTTGTGCTAACGTATAGTTAACCAATTTTGTTCCCCTATATTCACCATACCATTCAACACGATATGGAACATGCGGGATATCTTCATCGTATCCAACAATCATTCCAATAGAAAAGCGATCATCTTCTTTATAACCAACCATATGGCCTATGTAATGTTCGCCGTATTTCATAACGTTTTACGTAGTTCTAAATAATTATCACGAAATAGTTTTATATCATCTGGCGTATACCAAGAAAATTCCACTTCTATTCCATACCAATCTATTTTCCAACTGCTTGTGTTTCTAGCAACAATCATACCCAAACAAGTTTTGTCACCGTAAGCTGACCATTGCTGCGCTGATACCAAATCACCAATCTTAAAGTTCATTTCGTTCCTTAAGCCATAAATATTTTTGTCTTAAAGCAGTTACGTGATATCCAAGAAACCATTCGGGTTCATCACTTCCAAACCATTCTACTTTCCAAGAATGTCCGTGCTCATGACCGACGCCTTGAGTTATCATTCCCAAACGAATACTGTCTTCCCCTTCCCAAAAATCTGTTGCCACCAAATCACCAATCTTAAATTCCATTAGAATATCCTTGAAGCTTAAGCAAATTCCTGAGTGTCACAAAGTGTTCACGTAATGCTCCAACACGTTCCTCTGGAATAAGTTCCAAGCGATTTGCTGCCCATTCAACTTGATATGTTTTATCTTTAACATCATAATTGGTTATCATACCGATTTTATAACCAAATGCTACAAGGTCACCGATTGCGTATTTCACATTTCACCTCTTAGTTTACGAACCAAATTGTTTTTAAATGTTTCCGCCCAATGATATGCATCGGCTGAATATCTGTTTGAATTATACCAATAAATTGTTACACCATGTTCACGTAAATTAGTAATTACACCATAACCCGCATTACGTGAATAAAGTAAATCACCAATACAGTGCTGTTGTTTGCTCATAGCTTGTTTTCATCCATGTAGTTTTCAAACGTCCTGATAAAATTGTTTATTGAAAAAGTAGGATAGCTGGCAACTTCTATGTTTCCGCCAAACCATTCAACCGTATGCCATCCATTATCTATATCTGTGTAGACAACCATTCCTAACCTATAGGCATAATTCATTACCAAGCGTCCAAGGAATTGATTCATAGTTTATTTCTTATTTTATAAGCAAGAAAGTTATCTCTAAATTCTTTCGCCGTTTGTTCAAAACAATAATATTGTCCTGAAATTGGTTTATTAGAGAGCCAATCAATATAATAATAATAAGGGTTAATATCCGTAACTATTTTGGTAATTATTCCTAATCTACTTGGGTAGCTTCCAAACACTAGGTCGCCAACTTTAGGTACGTTCATAGATACATGATACCATAACCTTTCTAGATTGGAAGAAGAAAAATATTTTTAGGCGCTTCGCGTTTTTTCATTCAACCCGTGCCCCGCGTTTTTCCATAAACATATAACCAGTAAAGTTATCTCTATATTCTTGCAATTTAGAAATGGATAAATTAATTTTACCTTGTTTTGGATTATATGGATACCACTCAACATATCCACTATTATAATCTTTAATAGTTGGATGGTAAACTAAACTGGTTATCATTCCAAGATTACCAAACTTATTCATTATCAGGTCACCCACTTTTATTGACATATGTTTGTAATAGTTCTTTCCAATGCTGTATCTCTGCCCATGAATACGCTTCTCCGTTTTCTAATCCATCGGCCCAATCAACATAATAGGAGTTCTTTTCGTACTTTCTAACAATGCCAAAAACTAAAAGTGGTGTTTCGTCAATACTTGGTGTATTAAAATTTCTAGATAAAATCAAGTCACCAATATTATGTTTCTTTCTTGCCATGAGCGTCCTCTATCATATCGTTTAGTTCATACAGTGTTAAATACAAAGGAGACTTAATAATTATTTCTTTCCTACCGAAAAAGTCTATCTGTGAAAAAACCTGTACGCAGTTATAAACTTCAAACGCATACAGTGGGTTTTCTTTTTGAACCCAATCTCTAACTGATTCTGGAGAAGACATATCGTTTATTATATCTGTTTGAATACATAAAAGCAAACCAGTATAATAATGGCTATATTTTTTTAATAATGATTTACGATTATCTTCTCGGAATTTGTACAGTTTACCTATCTCTGGTTTTATTTTTAGTTCCCGCATTTAATAACCTCATATCATGATGAATTTGTGTTTCATAAAACTTAAACTTACAACCAGATATATCTGCATTTGCTTTTATGCTTGACTCCGTACCTTTATAAATGTCAACGGTATAAACCATTTCGTCTATGTGTTCTCCCGGCTCAATAGAAATAACCATTCCGTAACCTTCATAAATTAAATCATCGTGACTCCATAGCTGCTGCTTTTCTGTACAAAATTCTAACAAGTCTCCTACTTTGAATTTATCTTCCTGCATAAAACTCCTATATCATTTTCATCAAGTTGAATAGTAGTATTTTTAACTTCTAATTCAACAAAGTTTTTCATCTGTTGTTTGATAAGTTTTCCGCAATAAATATGATAAACTTTATAAGTTGTTCTGGCAAAACTATTTTCTTCGTGAATTTTTTCTATATATCCTATTCCTATCAAACGGTGTCTCCAATTAGGATAATCAAAGTTTTCTGGAATAAACTCAACCAAGTCTCCTAATTTAAATTCACTCATGGCTTTTCTTTAAGCGTCTTATAAATCTTTTTTTCTAATCTTTCTGATGCTTCTCGATTTGTTCTATCAAGACAATCTATACAAATATTACGTATCCAATAACCAAGATGTTCTTTCTTGGCTCTGTTTTCCTCTACAAGCTTTATACCACAATCTTCACATACGTTTTTGCTTTCACTTTCTTTTTTATTAATAAAGGAATATATTTCCTCCATCGTATCTCTATCAGTTAAAGGTTCGCCATTTTCATCATAATCACAATCAAAATAAATTCTTAGTAGTCCAAACTTTTCTTTAATTTGCTGTGCGTGTATATGTTTAGATTTAGATTCTACGAATTGACAAACTTCGGCCACAAGATCAAACCATCCATTACCACATTCAATATAGAAATTTTCACGAATAAAATTTGGAAATGCTACTTTAAGAATATTAGTTTTGTTTTCAGTCATTGTATCTCCAATGCAAAACGCCCACCTGATTGTATCAGGTGGGCGGCAGATTTGCAACTATTCTATTTTAGATCTGCTGCTTTTGTTTAGCGAGCGAGAACAGAAAGCTCACGATCAAGGAATGCCTTGAATGCACGGGCTTCGGCAAGAGACATTACGAAACGGCGTGAAGGACCGTCGCTGTCAGTTGGCTTCCAGAGCACTACGTTGGAATAATCACCGTGACGGGTATCACCACGGCGAATTCCCATACCGATACGTGAAAGCTTGCGCTCACGCTTGTAAACGCCCTTTTCAGTTACATTGTAAACTGGACGGGAGTTGCGGTTAGAGGAACGACGGGTTGAGTTAGTACGGTTTGACATTATTTTTTCCTTTGGTTAAGAGCCTTTCGGCTAACTACGAGAACTACTATACATCTACTGCATCTGATTGTACAGCACTTTATATTCTTTTTTAATTTACAACTTATCGGGTGAATCACTCCAATAAATCTGTACATCTGGTAATACTTCTTGCATCCATTGTTTCATTAAATCTTCATCTTGGAAGTTAATAAGATTACCATTTACATCATATGCCTTCCATTGATTAATCTTGCGAAGGATATCTGCTTTATTAAATACAACACGATTAACACCATTGATTCTGGCAGCTTTGCGTAAGAGTGCTGTGTTTATCCAATTACATTGACGAGGACGACCAGTTGTGGCACCATATTCACCACCAAGTTCACGAATGGTGACAAATATAGGATCAGCAGGTTCAAACTTTTTACCGCCAACATATGTCTCATATACTTTAGTTATTCCCCATACATTCCTAATTTTGCTTGGAGGAACGCCGTTAGCAACAGCAGCGCCAACTGTGCAAGTGGAGCTAGTGCAGTAAGGATAATCACCAAAATCAATATCCAAACCAAATCCTTGAGCGCCTTCAAAAAGGATGCGACATCTTGTATTGTCACTATGAAGCTCTTCATATATGTCTATTAAATAGTTTTGTAATTCTGGAATCTGTTCTGCACGAATTCCTTTTCTAGCATATTTGTCACGATATGCTGGTCCATTGCCTCGCTTCGTTGTACCTATCTTAGCATCTTGTCTATCTTCTTGCAAGTGTTCTTCTGTTATGATATGAACATTCTTTGCGATATAAACAAGACCTTCTGTTTTAATACCAGCATCCTGCAACTCCTTTAGTTCATCAAAAAATTGCTTGACGTTCATTACACAGCCGGGACCAATAATAGACTTAACGCCATGCACAACTCCTGTTGGAATTGAGTGGGTTACAATCTTTTTACCTTCGTGATAAATGGTATGGCCTGCGTTATTTGATCCATTGTACCTAATACAATGCGTATATTCACCGCTCTTACTAAGTAAGTGTGTTACTTTTCCCTTACCGGAATCACCATAAGCCAAGTCAACAATAACATCAGCGTAATCAATCATTTATTCCTCACTAGCTGAACGACATAACTGATACTACCACAGCACTTTCACTTGTTAATAACTTTATATTAAATCTCCAGCGTCTATTTTTATTTGATCATCGCGGAGACAAAGCTCTTTATATAATTCTTTATCTTCACTCCATTTATAGCCCATCCACCATTGAAAACCGGGATATTGGCTTTTATAAATGGAACAACTTTCATACCCAGAAGATAAATAAATATATTTACACCGTTTAAAACGAGCAAAAAGAGAATTGTAGTAAACATTGACATGACCCAAAGAAAGTTTTGGTTCGCCATAATCCCACGCAAATTCTATGCCCAAGTAAGCATCGCTAATAACTTTGAAAAACGCGAATGCAATGATTTCGTTGTTGTATACGTAGTAGATATGACCATGACTATTAGAGATAATATCATCAATTGACATATCACTACTATACCCTTTATTTTCAAGATATTTTTGATATATTTTATCAAGACGTTTCCTTTTTTCCTTTGTCATGTTTACATCGGGAAAGTGCTTAACTTTTTTAGATAGTCTTAAAACAGTTTTTGTGGGTTTATACAAATCTAAATTTATTCTTGTGCTGCGAGTTTGAAACCAAATATTTTCATTTGCTGGATACCAACCGTTTTCTAGATATTCTTTATATTCATTTGGCTCTAATAACGCAGCAGCAGGAGAATAAATTATGTTTTGATTCGACATTTTGCCGAATCCATAAGTATGGTCAAATAACCATTTCATGCATATAATTAGTCTTCTATTGGCTCTTCCTCATCGTCAGGATAGGAATAATCATCAGCATATTCTTCTTCATCTACGTATTCATCATCGTAGTCTTCATATTTACGTACATCTTTTTTAGCTGAAGCCCAATAGAATTCCTCTTCTTCTGCTTCGGCAATAAGGGACTCTACTTCTTCTTGGTGGTCTTCGTCCAATAAATCAAGATCAACGAACTCTTCAAGTTTTTCACGGGCATCTTCTGGTGTAAACTTACCCTTTTCTAGTCCCTTACAAATCATGCACATAGATAGTTAGCTCCTTAAGAAAGTACAACTAAGTAGTAGTATCTATACCAAAGAGAAAAAAGTTTGTTAAGCCTTTTTTAATTTACATATTAGAAGTGTCTATACTTCTATAATAAAGAGCCATTCCTGAAGCTTCTATTAAATCTTCTAATGCGTATGTAGGCCAATTACCTTCTGTTAATTGTTCACAAACCTGTAAGGCTTCTTGTGCTTTTTTTAATAATGCTTGTTCATTTACATTAGGATCGTTATATTGATACACTCTATCTAACAAATCATCGTTGTGAACTTCGCAATCATCTTTTTTTGTTGCTGTTTTTGGATTATCAACATCATCTAATTTATCAACAACCTCATCACCGTCTTTTATCTTTTTAATCTTAGCCAATCCCGATAGTGCTAACAATCTAGCTGATTGTTTAGCCATAGGACTAACATCACCCCTGTCATTCATTATACCTTCTGGATAGAACTTAAATAATACAGACATCATATATCTACCCATGCCAGAGCCTTTTATACTTGGGTTCTGCGCTAATATACTTCTTTCAGCGGCACCCATGCATGGATTCTTTAGCTTATCGTTTGGAGTTACTGCGGCATAAGATAAAGTAATATTGTTGTCTATTAATGCAGCGCTATCCATATCTGGATTATCTTTTGGTAATTGCGAAACAAAATGTATTAATCTTTTAGTATCAAAAAGAACAAACTTACGTTTGTCTAAAGTTAATAGACCGACATTATTTACATCATATTTTACATCTTCAAATTTTCCTGCTTCATTTAAATCTTCATCGCCAACCATATAGATTTTATAATCTATTTTATCAGCAAACTCTTCTGAGTATTTATCTGCTTTTTCTCGTTGATCTTCCCACATTAACAACTTATCTACATTTGGTAATTTACTCAATAAATTATTAATAGCATCTATCTTGTATTGAGCGGTATCGCCACCAAATTCATTATAATATGTTTTAGCAAAAGTTAAACCTTTGCTTTTTAACATGGCATCTATTTTTTCACCAAATATATTTCCTATTCGTCCTGTCATCATTACACAATAAACAGAGGGATCTTCGCACATTTCCTGTGCCTTAGAAACTATATCTAAATTCCAATCTTCGTCTTTAGGATTATCTGGCAATGATTCTGGCTTGATGTGCCAGTTGCCTTTGTAGTTTTTTGGTGCCTCTGGACTTTGAAATAAAGTATCGTCAAAATCGAATACTGCTAGAGTTTTAATAATTGTAAGATCGCGTTTTTTCTTTTGCTTTTTTTCTACAAGCAAAGGTTTATTATTTACGAACTTACGCCAATTATTAAAAATATCTTGCACTTTATTCACCAATAGTTGTTACTTGAACAGGCATAGCTTGTTGTTGTGGGCCACGAACTTTTTCATATTGCATATAATGAGCTACTGAATCCATCATAGAAGCCGCAACAGCAATCTTTTCTTGCACCCAAGGTTCAAGATTTTGTTCATCTTGAATCATATTATGAAGTTGCATAGAGTATTCTGCCATTTTAAAAAGATTACTTTTTGCCATTCTTCCTTCATATCCATCTGGATCAGGCGCAGAACCACCCATCATTGGTGGCTTTGCTGGTTCAATAGCAGGAGCAAAATTAGATACACCTACGCCCATATCTTGCATACATTCTTTTACTAATTTACGTAACAAGTCTTTATTTATTTTCATTTTTCTTTTCCTCTTCCATTGGACCAAATTGTGCGCCGGGAGCTATAGCAACTTGTCCTTTTTTAGCTGCTTGTTTTCTTTTTTTATCAAATCCCTTTTTCAAGCCGCGCTCGGGCTTAGTCTCAAATGATTGAGAACCGCTACCGACCTTTTTTAGTCTATCTTTTGGATGCATTAATTCTACTTCTTTTTGTAATTTTCTTTCTTCACGTTTCTTCAAATATTCTTTTCTATTCTTTTTCATTTGACGCATCATTTTATCAACATCGTCAGACATGCATGATGCTTCTTCTAATTCTTTTTCAAAAAGAGCATAAACCTTTTCATTCATTTTAACGCTTTTTTCTTGTTCTTTTAATGCCCAATCACGATCATTTTTATTGGGCCATTGACGTTCAGCTTTTAAAGCTCTGCGTTTTGCACGGTCCTTCCAGTATTTACTTAACTTACTTTCAATCAATAGTTTATCCTCAACAGAAGATTTCTTTTCTAATTTTCCGTTTAGCCAATCAATAAATTGTTTATGGTTATATTCTTTCATTTGTTCTTTATCCTTAAAACGATTATAGCTTTGTATTTCGTCAAAACCTTCTTCTTCTGTGGGAGGATCAGCTTTTATTCTAGACATTACTGATTTAATATGATCTGGATTTATAGCCTTTCTTTCAGGTCTTTCTTGAGATCTTTTAATGTCAGCTTTTATTATTTCATCTTCAAAGCCTTCAAAACTAAACATAACACCAATTATTTTATATTCTGGATAATTATTTTTTACGCGGTTTAATATATTTTCTCTTGTTCTGCTATCAGCGTTAATCATATCTACAATTACGTTATCCGGCAATTCATCTAATACGCTCATAACAATAGAATTGTAATATGTATTTAATTTTTGTAATGCTTCTTCCGCTTCTGGTGTTCTATTTTTTACATATAACTCTGCCGCTGTAAGACCGTACTCTTTATAAAGAATCTTGTCTATAATTTCATCTTTGCTGATGACTTTATGTGGTTTGCCAGAAAAGTTATTTTTTATCCATGTGCTTTTACCAACGCCGGGAGGACCAATTAAGAAATAAATATTCTTACTTTTATTTTCTATGGCTTCATAAAGCCACTTCCAATATTTATCCATTTTTTTTCTTCCAAGATATCTTTAGTTTAGATTGTTTCTCGTTTACTTTTTTATTTTTTTGTCTCCAAACGGCTAAACGTGCTGCTGCTAATTCATTACCCCATTGACCCTGTAGTTTAACTACTTCATCGGCATCGTCTGGTAAACCATCAAATGTTTGCACAAAAGCCATTGTAACTTTTGCTGCCGCTTCACTATCTGCACCGGCATCATGGGCATTATCAAGAGACACTTTATAGTGTGTTGCAACAGTTTTTAATTTATGATCTGGCAAATCTAAATGTTTCTGCACCCAAATCATTGGATCAAGCCAAGGCTTTTGTGGAATTGGTACATTAGCTATTTGAAATTCTCTTTCAACTACAGGTTTATCAAAGCGAGTATTGTAAGACATAATTATCTTACATGATTCCATATCACTTTTAATCTCTTTCATTACAGAAGAAAAATTACCTGCCTTTGAAGCCTGCAATTTCTTTCTATCAATACCGGTAATTGCTGCTGCTGCTGGATCAATTTCTACGTCTTCACCGGGATCAACAAGTTTGTTAAATACTTTTACTACCTTCATGTTGTCTACGATTGCATATCCTATTTGTACAACACGCGGATCTTTTCTATTTGGATTTTTACGATCTGGCGGTAATCCTGAAGTTTCTGTATCTAAAAACATCCATCTACTATTTTTCCAAGCAATAACTTCGCGTTTTACAGGATCTATATTTTGTTCTTCTTCTAATTCATCAACTCCTGCTGCTTTTAATTTACGGTAATAATCTGGATCTTTTGATAAGTGATCTTTAGCTATTTCTTTACCAATATCTTTATCGAGAGTATGTTCACCGGTTTCATCGTCTATACCAATAGATAATTGTTCAGGATCAAAATCACTATCGGGTTTATTATCTCCTGCTCCACCTTTTAATTTTTCTTTTTCACTTAATATTTTGATTTTGATCATGTTATTTACTTTCCAATAAAGCTAATCTTAATAGGATATCCTGCATTTGTTTATCTTTTTCTTGTAGTTTATTTTTTAAGTAGTCATTTTCAGATGATAATTCTTGAATAGCTTTAACTATCGGAGCAATAAATTCTTCGTATCTCAAGCCTTTTAGGTCGCTATCTTTATCGTGAGTATAGCCAGCAAAATCTTTATCTCCCAAAACATTTTTAATTTGTTGCGCTATAAATCCATAATGTGGACGAACGCCGGGAATATTTTGAATCACATCATTTCCAAATTCATCTTTAACTATTTTTTTATCTCTTGATTTTAATTTGTATGATACTGGTTCAATTTTTTTTATAAACTCCAATCCCAAATCAGAATTTTTTATCTCATATTTAGATCTTTCATCAGATGTTGTGTTAAGACCAGTGGTGCAGTGCAATTCACCCCATGCTTGACCTGAAGTTCCTAATCTAATTGTTCCATGATTACCGGGTACAACATCTACTGATTCAGCATATGTAGAACCTAATTTTATATTTCCACCATCTGGATTTATATAAAACCAATATTCGGCTGTACCATTAATATTCGTAGAAGATGCATTACTTCTAACTTGCACAGCACCTGCATTTGAACTATCTCTGGTATAATGGAAATAATAAGTGTTGACATCGCCATTTGTTACTAATATATCTGTTTCTACATTTAATTTAGCAACATTTCTAGTATTCCCTACATTAACCTTACCGCCAGCAGAATTAATACGTATATCTGTGCCACCAACAGTTTGTATTCTCGCATATTCCTCTGTTTGGTTTCCAAAAATTAAAGGAGAAGTATCCAATTGATATCGATAACCTATTTGAAGACCTCTACTGTTTGAATCTTCATCTCGCACAAATAATTGTCCTTGGTCTAGACCGAGGCCATCGGTTTCAGATGTTTCACCTATTATTACAGTAGTGGGACTAGTAATGTTTGTCCTACCTTTTTCTATTTGTATTTGATCGGCTTTTAATGATAAAATACTATCTTTAATAATAGTAGCTTCACCATTAGTTTTAATCATAGTTTCGTTTTCGTTATAACCGCCTGCCGATGATTCATCTATGCTATATTCTCTTTTAGAATATGCTATAACTTCTTCTAAATTCCAATATTTTTTTCCAGCGGTACTACCCATATAAGAATAAGAATTAATTTTAAATGGGTTTGTTCCTGTAGGATACGAAACGGTATATGCCCAATAGTTTGGAGGTGTTGGATAATTTCTGGTGCCAGCAAAAAAACTATTATAGTTAAAGGCTTTTAATAAACTAAAATCCGATAAACCTGAATATATACTAGCTTTATAAGCCGATTCATCATTTTCATTTTCAGAAAAAGCTTTTGTTTTTCTAGAAAATTCATCTATATTTGTTTTTGTAGTACCGGTAAAAGCATTTACACTAGACGTATAATCACCGTAAGAGCCACTAAGAATTACAACATCATCTAATACTCCATCTACTTTGCCATCTAACCCATCTACTCTAGATTTAAATGATTCAGAGTTTTGATTAACCAAATTAGTTAATGAAATTCTTAAGAGCCTTCCGCTTTCTTCCATAGAAGTACTGAGAGAGCTACTAACATCTAATATTGTTCCGCCAACAGCCTTTAATCCTTCTCTTAATGCAGCAGCAGAAGAACTTAAGGAAGCGCTTGTAGATTGGCTTAACTGTATTACGGCACTTATATTAGCACCTAAAGCTAATTCTAGTGCCTCTTTAGTGGTTTTTAAAGAAGTACTCAAAGAACTACTGGCTGTTATTAAAGCACCCGCATTAGCTTCAAGACCGGCTTGTAATGCGTTTTTAGCTTGATCCAAAGATACACTTAAAGAACTACTAACATTTAATAAAGCAGAGGCATTAGCTTCTAACCCTAATTGTAGAGCACTTTTTGCTTGTTCAAGTGATACACTTAGAGAATTACTAACATTTATTAGCGCTCCTGCATTTGCGGCAACACCAGCGTTTAAAGCTGATGCTGCATCTTGCAGAGAAACATCAAAAGAGCTACTTACGCTATATAGCGAATCGTATAAACGTACAATTCTAAATCTTAATCTATCTAGTTCAGTTTTTCCATACATTATTGATTACCATTTTTTACATGACCAATAACGAGCTTTAGTACGTGGACCGGGATTTGCACAATTATGACGAGCGCGGAAACTTTTACGGCGTTTTGGATTGCTTTTTTTAATACGCATTTTCTTATCACCAAAATTTACTTTTTTAACATTTCCTGTTTTTGGATCGCGTACATAAACTTTAAATTTTTTAACATCACCTTTCATTGGTTTGCCAAGTGGAACTTTACGTCCTTGATATTCTGCTTCGGTAAGTAAACTTTTATTTTCAATAATTGTTTCGTATAAGCAAGCTTCACAAACAGGTGTGTTATTTTCTAAAGTGGCAAAAGATTCCTTAACAGGAACACAGTTTGGAACTTCTTTGCCATTTTTTTTCTTCATTCCATATTGTTCATAGCCTTTCCAGCACTCTTCTTCTAGATCACTAGTTTCATCAAATATCTCTGGGTGTCTTTCGTGCCATTGAACGTGTTTTTTATATTCATCAGGCGTTACTTTGCCGTCACGATTTAAATCAAAATGTTTTTTTAATTCCGCAGCACTGTATTGTCCGTCATCATTTAGATCTGGATTTTGCGTTGGAGATTCGCCTGTTTCTTCTTCCATAGTACGGTAGTCTAACTCACCGCGATTCATTTCACCGCCACGATGTTTGATATCGTGATAATCTTCTTTAATTTTGTATTTTATTTTCATAATATATAAGTAGTTAAAAAAACAAAGAGAAGCAGGCTTTTTTGCCTACTTCTCCTTAGTTTACTCTTTATTTATTTTTTTGTTAAGATATAGATATTGCTACGCTTTTCTTTACTGGTTTAATTCTTGGTAAGGTAACTAATAATAAACCATTTTCTAGTTTTGCTGTAATTCCAGAAACTTCAATTGTATCATCAATATACCAAGACTTTTTTACTGCCCGTGTTGCTTTTGATTTAACAGTAGGCGTTGCTTGAATAGTCAACATGCTATCTTCTACGTCAACCTTTAAAGCATCTTTTGAAATTCCCGGCATAGGCATTTCAATAGTTACTTGCTTATCATCAGAGCTTACATAATATTCATCTTTTGTATATGTAAAGTCAGAAGAAAATCCGGGTGTTGCATAAATATCAAAAACGTTATTCAAAAAACGATCTAAAGCATGTACAGACATATTATATCTCCTTATAGTTTAATTTGCGGTTTCCCGCTCACAACTACAAGATAAATCAGCTGTCATAACTGTCAAGCGGATTAGTTAACTAAAGTTGAAAATCCATAATTTTTATTGAGATATTCTTTTGTTTCTTCAAAATTGATAACTAAACTTTGTAATAACCCTAATTCGTTTTTTGTAACTAAAACACCATCTACTTTATTTTTCTTGGCATATTCTACTAATATGGGATCTGGCTCTTTTAACCGTTTATCAAGAAAATCTCTTAATACTTTTGCATTAAGATAACCGTCCATATAATCTGGCACAGGACTTGAAGACCAATTTTCAGTATCATATTTCTCCACCATAGTTTTTACTGTAGTGGCAAACATCCGCATGCATCTATCTGAATCAACTAGTAAATTTAATACTTTTTCTAATCTAACAGTATAATATTGTGCCGGTTTAGTGGACATTAATTAATTTCCTTGTGGGTTTACCACCTGTCTCCTTCTCCCCAGAAGTTATCATTTTTTCTTTCATCAGTTGAAAGTTCCAGAATAGCCATTTCATAGCCAAATCTATTTGTGAACTTTGGGTTCTTATTAATTAGTTCCAAATAACCGTATTTAGAAGTAGGGGGCTTTTTGGCGTATTTCTTTTTAGGCTCCACGGCATTAAGATAATTAATGCAACGACCAATTATCTCTTCGTTAGCCATACCTTCGGTTCTGTACTTATCAAAATCTGCCTTAAGATATGCTAATACAACCCACTTTTCTTTGTTAAAACCATCAATGTAATAGGTAGAACTGCTATATCTACCTAATTTTCTTTCTGGCTTTGGATCATTAAAGATTTCATATTGAGCCAATGGAACAAATTCGCATTGAATCATAGAAGAAGGATCAACCTCTACGGGTTTTGGTTCTTCTTTCTTTTGTACCGCTGGTGTAACTACAGTAAATGTAGTACCAGATTCTACTGGTTGTGGGTTCTTAGGTGGACGACCAAGACGCTTACCATTTGCAGAAAATCGTGGAGCCATTATAATTATCCTTTCAGGGTTTTCTTGGGCTTACCAATTAAATCTTCTTCGTTGAATAGGGACATGATTTGTGAAAGATCTCCAACAACTACAATATCTTGTCCAACATTTCCACGGGATAAAGCAATGCGAGTAAATCTTTGATTGCTTGTTATGGCAGGTGGTAATCTACCTTCCTTGAGATAATTCTGCATTACTACATCTTCGCGCATACAAGTAATAAAACGTCTATTAATTACTACATCGCGTATATGATAAAGTTTTTGTCCTTCCGCCTTATTGTGATGTACTACCTCTTCGTACACTTCCATAAGCTTTAATAGCATTATTTACCACCCTTTCTAATAAGAACCATATCTTCTTTTCTCAACAAATATTCTTCAAGTCCAATAGAAACTTTATAATATTCTGAAAAGTCTCTGTTTAAAATTAAACCTACAGATGGTTTTTCTAGTGCTTTTACAGGTCTTGCGGTCTTTTCTTTTATAACATTAATTGGTGTATACAATACAACTCCACTTGGTATATGCACCAAGTCACCTACAGCAAACGGATTATCCATTTGACTGATTACCATCTTTATTCTCCTGTTCTTGTGGAGCTAGATCATTCATACGCTTTTCAGCTTGATATTTAGTGTATCCTAATAAAACATTGTAACAATCTTCATAGTTCAAGTCAATCAAAGAAAGTTTTTTTCTAATATCATCTATTTTTTCAATCTTTTTTAATTGATCGTCGCTATTAATTAACTCGCTTGTTTCGTTCATTATTTGCTCTAATTCTATATTAATATCATCTAATAAACTTGTTACTTTGTGAGGTATTTTATCAATTGGTACTGTTATAACCATTTTTGCGTTCATATTTTCTCCAAATAAAAAGGGAACGGCATCAATCCGTTCCCTCACTATACCACAACTATGATACAGTTATACTACTTTTGAAGCATGTTTAATATCATATCTCCCAAAGCAGTTAATGTTCCACCGCCTAATAACCACAAAATCTTTGTTACTGTAGATTGATTTTGCTTTAAAATTGCAACATCCTCGATAAGATTTCGTGGAACTAGTTGTTCTAATTTAGTTAAACGTCTATCCTGCTCAGACAAGGAAGTGTGTAAATCTTCTACACTTCTTTCCAATTTTTCAATATTATCATTAACTTGTTCTAATTTGGTAACAAGTCTTTCTGTATTCACTTTTATTTCATGAATACTCTCTGTCAAATCTCTGACAGCGTATTCAAGGTTTGACGGCTCCATGAAAAAACTCCCGCTTTGCCAGAAAAATGGCAGGCTAAATATAATTAGTTTTAAGTTTCGATAATGGCATGTGAAGTAGTGAGTAATGTAGACGCAGCACTTACAGCATTTTGTAGAGCACATCTAGTAACTTTAGCTGGATCTATAATACCTGCTGTATCTAATGCTACAAATTCTCCTGTAGCAAAATTAACACCAGACCAGAAATTGCTAGTATTTTCAACTACTTTCTCAGTCATAACGTCTGGTTTCATGCCACAGTTTTCAGCTAGTTTACGCATTGGTTCTTCGCAGGCTTTCATTATAATCTCAACACCAAAACGTTCATCTTCATTCTCAACGCTTATTTCTTTATCAAGATTACGGGATAACTTTAATAAAGCTGTTCCACCACCCGGTAATATACCTTCCATCTGAGCACTTTTAACGGCTTCTAGAGCGTCTTCAATTCTATGCTTCCGTTCTACCATGTCTACCTCTGTTAAGCCTCCTACGCGAATTATAGCGATTCCAGAGGCTAATCTGGTGATACGTTCTTGTATGCGTTCACATTCTCGCATATCGCTGGTAGCAGCTATTTCAGTTTTTAATGATTCTATGCGCTTGTCTACTTCGTCATAATTACCGCCTCCTCCAACAATAGTAGTCCAAGTCTTTAAACTTTCTACTGTTTTGGCAGTACCTAAATGCTGGCGTTTCATTTCATTAATTAATATGCCGCTTTCACGGGAAACAAATGTAGCACCAACGGATAATGCTAAATCCTTAAGAATGTTTCTACGCTCTTCACCATAACGCGGAGCTTTAATGGCAGCTACTCGCATAGAACCACGAACTGTGTTTAGGATTAATGCAGCCAATAATTGACCTTCAACGTTGTCAGCAACGATAATAAATGGTTTATTTTCTCTAGCCGCTACTTCTAAGATAGGCATCATTTCATCAATAGAAGAAAGGCTATGATCTGTAACCATAACTAATGCATTTTCATAACGCACTGCCCCACGTCTTTCATCAGTAATAAATTGTGGAGATACAAACCCGCTATCGAACTGGAAGCCTTCTACAATATCTAATACTGTATCTAATGCCTTGCCTTCTTCAATTGTTACTGCTCCATCTTTACCTACCTTATCAACGGCAGTAGCAATAAGCTTGCCAATCTTATTATCACCATTGGCAGATATGGTTGCTATGTTTTCTACATCTTCTAAGCTAGTAACTGGCTTGCTGACTTCTTTAATCTTGCTAACAATTTTTGCAGCAGCACTTTCCATGCCGCGTTTTAAATCTGTTGGAGAAGCACCAGCAATAATATACTTTTGCGCTTGATTAACAATAGCTCTTGCTAATACTGTTGCTGTTGTTGTACCGTCACCTGCTTCTGTTGCTGTAACGGCTGATGCTTGTTTTAATACTTGTGCCCCAACGTTTTCAAATACATCTTCTAATACAACTGCATTGGCGACCGTGACGCCATCTTTTGTGATTACAGGATTCTTGCCTTTGCTTTGAATAACAACGTTGCGTCCTTTTGGACCTAATGTACAACTTACTGCATCGGCTAGTTTATTTACACCAGTTAAAATCTTAGAGTTTAAAGACAAACCATTATCATATACTTTCTTCACAAAACACCACGCCTTTCTTTAAATCGTTTCTATATTATCTTGTTCTGGAACTCTTGAGTCGCCACCTAAATCAATAAGAACTAATGTACCATCTGTTCTTTTCATTATATTGCCAGCACCAAAATCTCCAAACTCAATATCATTGTCATATAATTCATTAATTATATTTCCAAAACCAATCGAATCTAGAAATCTTACTGCTATTATACCCTCTTCTATATCTCGCTTATTATATTTCTTTTTTAAACTTTCATTATGTTCCCATTTTACAATTGTGTCGGCAACTATTGATCTGACTTCATGCCACGGTCTAAACAAAACATAATAATCACCATCGGCTAAGTATCTAATTTTTGCAACACCATATGCTATGTTCATTCCTTGTTCTTTTGGAAGGGGAAATAATTTTTCTTGTAATACGCCGTAAAATGTTCCCGGTAAATTAGCGTTTGGTGGAAATTTAAAAACATCTTTTATTTTTACTAAATGTTTAGTATTTAATTTTTTTATATAATTTGATGTTTTTGCTTCGGATTCATCTGCGGTAATTTTAAATATATCGCCATTTTTTAATTGATAAGCCTTACCGTTTCCACCAGAACCAATTTGTTTAGCGCCTTTTATGTCAATTCCTTTAGCCAATAATTTTTTTAAATTATTCTCTATTTGTTTTCCAATAAGTTTTTCACCTTGAATAAAGTTATCATAATTATGTTTATTTATATAAGAGGGTATTTCTACTTCTTTTAATTTCTTATTTTTAATTTTAACTTTAATCATTAGCGTGTCTTAATCTTCAAGTTTTGTTTATCGTCGCTCAACATATCGCTATGGAACTTAACGCTGTGTATTGTTAGCGGCTCTAGGCCGGGAATATCAATAACTATACGGCTATCTTCTTGTCTAACAATATCAGCTTTGTTCATACCTTTAGCTTTAATAGTTTCTAAATCTGGCTTACCGCCATCTTTGGATTCTAACTTAACACCTTCACTGGTACTTGTTAAGACATAAAATTTATTCACTTCTTTCATCTTCAACACCCATATGTGCTTCATTAACCATTGCAACCAATTCTTTTAATTTCATACGGCGCAAATTAGTTGTCAATACGTCACGAACCTTTGCATATAACTCACTCATTGCTTCTTTGTAAATATCTGGATGTTTCTCTTTTGCCGACACCATCCATGATGGTGCTTCATAATCTTCTGCGCCGGGACTATATTTTCTGCTTCCCACTTTACTTGCAAATATCTGTCGGCCTACCATCCACCAAGGTTTACCACTTGGATTACGTACAAGATTATCATCTTTCTCGTCACCATATCCAAGATTCTTATTATAAGTAAACCTCACACCACGTCCTTCTTCGGTAACCAGTTTAATGGATAGACCGACTTTTCTTCCATCACTTAATGTTAGCACCAAGTCAGCTTTATTATTGGCGCTACCAACACTTTCTGCATTGACTACTTGCCCAATTTTCTTTTCTATTAAATGCTTACCCTTTAAAGCAACATCTAATACGTCCGCATAATCACCTTTTAATTTTTCTTTTACTTCCTGTTTGCTTGCTTCTGGAGATAAATCAAGACGGTTCTTTAATTCGTCTGTTATCTTTCTTGTTAATAGAAATTGTACAACGTGTTCTAAGGCTAAACCTTCACGGGAGCCAATATCATATTTATAAACAACATAAACACGTCCTGAACCATCGCTAAATTCTGCAACGGTACATTCAATGCTTGGATCGAACTTTGCAACAACTTTATCTTCAAGAGATATACCTTCGCCTTTTATAGCAGAACGCACTTTCTTTCTTGCTGCATCAATGTTTTCTTTATCGTCAACGCGAACTACCAGAGCCATATCGCTTTTATTAGAAGTGGTAACAGAAATATCTTTTATGTCCGCTAGCACGTCTTTAACGTGAGACATTAACTTTTGTTGATTTTCTAATTCTTCTTCTAATTCGTGTTGAATTTGTTCAAGAAGATATTTTTTAAAATTAAATATTTGCATCTTGTTCATCACTGGAAACCGTTTTAACTACTTTTTGTGTTTGAGGTTCTAATTGTTTTGCATATTCTAATGCTCTCATGCCATCTTTTGCTCTATTTGATGCAATAGAAGTTAAGTAAGAGCTAATTGACTGAGAAAAACCATCAAGATTATTAAATATTTGAACTATTTGTTCATCTAATTGTTCTACCGATGCCTGTAAAGCATCATTTATTTGTTTATCGGAAAAACTAATTGTTATTTCATCAACGCCCATTTGATCAGCAAAAGGACGCCAATGTGCTTCAGACTTAGAAAATTCTCTTTCCAAACCACCTGAAGCTTTTTCTATTTCACGTCTAGAAATTTGAATACTAGCTAAGGAAGCAACGTTTTTATTTATAATATCTTTTATTTTTGGATCGTCAGTAAAAAGTTTTCCTTTTTTAACATCTTTAACTAATTGATCGAAAACAACTGGTCCTAGATGAGAAGTCATTTTTTGTAATTCCTCTTGAGGAATAGGTTCTTCGGCACCAACAATTTTTCCAACTAATTCATATCTTTGAAGCTTTCTTTCTTTTGCTTCTGAAACGTTTTGATTATCTTGTACATCTTTACCACCTTTTTTAAATTGTGCTTTTGGAATTAGTTTACCGTTTTGCAAACTAAAATAATCTTTTCCTAAAAATTGATTAATATTATTAGCATCAACGACAAATCTGGAAACTTTTAATGTGCCAACGTGCTTATCTTTGCCTCCACCTTCTGACACTTTTTCATATATATCAAAATATACCTTTCCTGCTCTATTAATTGATTCATATAAATTTTCTATACTTCCATCAACTATAAGACCACCAGAACCTTTTGTTTTAATAGAAATTGGAATACCGCTTGGATCTGTAACATCACCAATATCTTTTGCTTTATTCGCTGCTCCAGCAGAAGTCTGCTCACCGCCATAAAATACGCTTAATAACGCTTCATTTATAAAACCCGCTGGTGCAGGTTGAAAAGATTTAAATAATCTATTCATTGTCTCAAGAAGTATTATTTGTGATAATATTCTTCTTGGATTTTTAATTTTTTCAAATTTTCCAGAACTTAATTTGGTCATCTGGTCTTGAATGATTCTTAATTTATCAAATACGTTTTTTTTACCCCGCGTGGCGGTATCAACTATACGTTCTAATTCACTTCGTTCAACGCTATTTGCTTTACCCCAATTTTCTGATATTTGTAATTTTGGGAGTTTCAATACTCTATTATCTGTCTTATTCACAGGAGCAGAATCTTCTTTTAACTTTTTTCTATATTCAAGAAATAAAAGCTTCTCTAATTCTTTAGAGCCTAAAACATTTTCTTCTTGTGCGAATAACCCTTCTACCAATTTTTCAAATTTGTCTGACATTTTAAAATACCTCGTCCGCTATTCCATATTTAACTGCTTCTTCTGCTGATAAATAAATATTTACATGTTGTTCCAAAAGTTCTTTCATGATTTTTGGAGTTAAATTAGTTTCTTGTGTTAGGGTTTTAGAATAAGCTTCTTGAACAAATTTAATTTCTTCAAATTCGTTCTGAATATTAAATAATGGTCCTTCGCTTCCGCCCAATACTGAATGAATCATAACGCGAGCATTTCGACCAATCTTGCGTTTACCTTTTGTTCCTGCGGCCAATAATAACACACCAGCACTCATGATTTTACCAATACCGATTGTGTGTATCTCACAATTCTTTTTTGCATTACGCATCATATCGTATATAGCAAACATATCGCTAGCAGAACCACCGTGTGTATTTAAATAAAATTCAATAGGAGGATGGCTATATTTATCTTTACGTTCTTTTTTAGGAATTTCTCCCATTTTGCTTAATACTAATAAGTTTTGAACTACCTCTGCACAGGTTTGTTCATTAACATCACCAAATAATCCAACAACGCGCATTTGACTTTCTGGCGCTTGTTCAAGTTGAAACATTGGAATATCTAATACTTTTTCTAAACCATCTAAATCTAGTGGTTTGCTATTCTTCTTTTTTGGTTGTTTTGGATTCTTTGTGATCATTTTTAGCTTCTTTCTTTTTTGTAATTATTCCATCTACCCATCTTAAATCTAGCTTTCCGTTAAGGAAAAGTTCTAAATCTTTCATATACATATCTATTACTTGAGGATTTTTAGAGTTTTGAAATATCCAATTAATTATAGATTTAGCAATAAAAAGACGTTCAGACAAAAGAATATTATCTTCTATTGTGAGAAAGTTTTTAAGTATATATTTTATTGCTTCATCTTTGTCTTTATAATATTTCATTAAAGCCGTACTCATGAATTAAATTTTCTTTCCTTCATTAAGTAGTTTCTCAACATATTGTATGGCAGAATTCCAATCATTATATTCTGTTTTATATGGTAATAATTTTGTAAAATTTATTACCCATGTATTACCAAATTCATTAAACTTTTCATGTATTTTAGCTACAACTAATTTTGCTTCTTCTTTCTTTTCTGGATTAGTTTGCGCCGCTTCTTCATAAGCTAATTCTAATATCTGTATAGCATGATATTTGAATTGTATAAGATACATTGCCCCTAGCAAGAATTGCCTTTCAACAATTACAAATGATTGTTTAATAGAAAATACTTTTAAACTTTCAAATAATAATCCACAAAAAAGAAATCCAAGAGCAAAATAAAAAAAATTCATATATGTCCTTTAAATACACAAAACCCACTGCTGTCCATTGTAGCAAAGGATGAAAGCGGCAAAAGCACTATAAGGAATTTCGCTTTCTTCTAAAACTTCTAAGAAATCGATTAATGCTTCTTTGGAAACCGTTTCTTCATTTCCTTCATAACCAGCTACATAGCCTTCTAAAAGGGTATCAAGGTTATCTTTTTCTGTTGAAACTCTTTCCATTTCTTCGCTGATAATATCTTTTAATTGTTTTTTAGAGATTTGCATTTTGTATATCCTTAAACCTAAAACACCGGCACACCTTTTTACGGGATATGCCGGTGAGCTTTTAGGAAATAATACTATGACTATTCAATTATACTTTCTTCTTGTTGCCGCCTAGAGTTGCAAGATTCTTCCCACCGTGTGTTACAGTGTGTTCGGCTTTTGCTGGAAGGACTTCCATTTGGTGACCACCCTTGCCTTCTTTACCTTTTGCATAGGCCATATCTGTGTGACCTTTATAGGTGTCGTGTTTATTGCCACCTTTGCTTAATAAAGGACCACCGCCCTTTGAATCGGTCGCTTCTTCCATTACATCCTTCTTATCTTCTTTCTTTTTCTTGTCATCTTTTTTAGCTTTCATCTTAGCCTTAACAGATGAATCTTTCTTTTTCTTTTTTGCTTCTGCGACAAGACGAGCGGTTACGCGGGCAAGAACAGTTTCTACTAATTCATCTTCAGAAAGTTTCTTAGATTCTTTCTTTTCTTCGCCTTCCTCTTCTTCTTTTTCTTCTTCTTTGGCTTCGTCTAGTTCTTTTTCTTCTTCTTTGGCTTCGTCTAGTTCATCATCTTCGCCGCCTGCTTCTTCTTCACCTCCTTCATCGCCTGCGTCTTCTTCATCGGAATCTTCACCGTCAAGATCGTGCATTTCTTCGCCACCTTCTTCGTCATGCTCTTCTTGACTTTCTAATTCTACATCAATGCCCATTGCATCAGCTAGTGCTTGAACGGCAGCTTCAAAAGCGCTTCTCTTTTCTGGATCTACATCGTCACCTACTTCTACTTCTATTTCTTCTTCGCCACCCATATCAGCTGGTGGGGCATCCATAGATGCATCTGGCGACATAGCCATTGGATCTTCTGCTTCGCTTTTTGCTAAAGCACCCATTGTTCTACGATCCATAGCAGGATGCATTTCGCTTAATACGTTTTTAGCTAATGGTTCAAGATTAGCTAATTTCATAAAACGACGAATTTCTGATTCGTTCAACAATTGTTTCTTGCTCATGTATTATCTCCTAAAAGAATTTGTATGATACAAATTTAAAATAAATAGTATTGTTTATGGCAAAACGTACAAATTTCTTCAATAATTACTTCATTCTTCCTAACCTTATATTCATTTTTTTTAATGCACTTTCTTCTAATTGTTTAACCCTTACAAAAGAACATTTTAATCGTTTAGCTACATCTCTAAGTGTCATTTTATCATTATTATCAATCGATATTAATGCACAATTTAAATCTTGTTCATAGTTTATCCAACTTCTACAATCTTTATTTGGGCATGATACATTCAATTTTTGACATGCCTGCACACAACTTTTAAATTGACTCATAAATCTGAATTCTCGCTTTCTATCATATCAAATATATTTTCTATTTCCTCTTTATTTAAAGCAAAGTTGTTTATTGTTTGCTCTTCTTCTTGTCTATCTTTTTTTCTGTTTCTTTTTTTAGCTACACTTAATTTAGCGGCTAATATTTCATCTATAAAATTACGAATATGATAATTGTTGGTTAAATAACCCGCAATAATATGTTTAATAAATGTTGACTGACCCATACGGTCATAATATAAAGCGATCTTAAAACGTGCATGAAGGTCTTCATCTATATTAAATACTAACTTCTTTCCGTTATTATCCATTTTTTAATATATGTGGCGAACTTTCTATTTGACCAGCAGTACTTTGTTTAATAAATAAAGCCTTACCTTGTAACTCACTTATTGTTCTCGCTCCACTATAAGATAGTCCACTCCGAACATTACGTACAATATCTCCAAGAACGTCGTTAAGCAAACCCTTATATGCTACTCTATGAGACACGCCCTCAAAAGAGGAATAAGAACCCTTCCAATTTATTTGCGCTTCTTTGCTAGCCATGCCACGATAGAGTTTAAAACGTCTACCGTTATCTTCAAATGTTTCTCCCGGTGTTTCATGCGTTCCCGCTAACATTGAACCTAACATTACAAAGTCTGCTCCAGCGGCTAAAGCCTTAACAATATCCCCAGAGGTTTTAATTCCTCCATCGGCAACTAGCGAAGAGCCATAGTCGGTACCCTGACAATCAATAATGGAAGTTAATGTTGGAACGCCATGTCCTGTTTGAATTCTTGTAGAACATATGCTTCCGCCACCTACGCCAACACGGATACTATTTGCTCCCCAAGATGATAAATCTTTAAATGCCTGCTGAGTAGCAACATTTCCTGCCATTATATGGATATCTCTACCTAATACGTTTCGTAATTGTTCTAATGCATTTTTAACGCTAACGTGGTGTCCATGTGCAACATCTACACATAATACGTTTGCGCCGCATTTTACTAACTTTTGTGCTCTCTCTAAATAATCGTCGGTAACACCAATAGCTGCACCAATATTTACAGCACCATCACTAATAGCATTTTTAATTATTGTAGCCTGCTGTTCAATTGTATTGTAGCGATGAACTATTCCTAATCCTCCCATTAGGGAAATGGATGCTGCCATATGTCCTTCGGTAACAGTATCCATAGGACTAGATATAATCGGTATATCTAATTTAATATTAGTGCCAAGATGCGACGATAAATCAACTTCCTTTCTAGATTCTATATCGCTATATCTTGGTACCAACAAAACATCATCAAACGCAATTGTTTCCTTGAACATTATTCCTCCGATCATTTTGACACTTTGGGCAGTATAGATCAACGCGCTTTTGTTCATTATATACCTCAACAAACCAACTCATAACCATCATTTTATTTTTTTTATCAAAAGGTTCACTACAACTTTTACATTTATCTGGTATTTGTAAAATAAGAGCAGCTTGTTGAGCCATTCTATTTTCTAGATTTTTCTTTTTGTTACCCGTCTTGCTTCTGGATCCCATATTTAGCCTCATATTCTTTTCTGCTACTTGCTCTCATGCGTAAGTGATGTTCTGGATATTCTAGCGTGTGAAGGATAATAATGTTCTGAATGCATCATTATTCTAGATCCTAAAACAATAGCAGTATCATCTACGTTTCCTTCGGAATCATGGAATAGAATCAATTCACCAATTTGATATGACATTATTTATTTCCTGTAGAGCCAAAACCGCCTGCTCCTCTAGTATTAGAGGGTATATCAAAATCTTGCACAACATCTAATACACTATCATTAACACGATTTACTGTAAACTGAGCAATTTTATCGTGATGATTAATTACAATAGTTTCTGGCGTACTATTAAAAAGAATAACTCCCCACGGACCAGTATAATAAGCATCAACTAAACCAAGAGCAACTAATTTACCTTTACTAGACATTCCACTTCTACCCCTAATATCACATGACCAACCTTGTGGTGGCATAACAGCAATATTAGTTGGGACAATTTTAGTCTGTCCAGCAGCTATATGTAAATCTCCATTTGGAAGGTCTGCAAATAAATCATATGCTGCGTCTTCTGAATGAGCCTTAGATGGAATTTTTGCTGTCTCTGATAGTTTTTTACATTGCAGTTTAATCATTATCTATTCCTTTACTTTGCTAGAAGCCATGAAGAACTTTGAATTTTATTTCCTAATCCATCAACCATTAAAATACCCAATGTATTACATACTTCTGCTTCAGGAATTTCAGAAGCAAATCTATCTCCACCTTTAGCAAAAATATCTGGCTTGATCATTTCTAAGCTCTTGCAAACAGTTGGGTCCATATCTATTGATAGTACCACTTCATCAACACACCGTAAAGCTTTTAAAATAACCATACGCTCTTCTTGACTCATGAATTCCTTTGAGCCTTTCAGGGCGCGTTGATGGTCGTTATTTAAAATGACCACTAGTTTGTCACCAAGAGATTTTGCTTTTTCTAGATATTCTACATGACCTTTATGTAAGGGATTAAAATAACCGCTAGCAGCTACTGTTATCATATTATGCTCTCCCGTAATCATCACTATAGCGAACAATATCATCTTCGCCAAAATAACTACCTGTTTGAACTTCAATAAATTCTAAATCTTCCACACCATCGTTTTTTACACGATGCTTTGCTCCTAATGGTATACGTATAATAGAGCCGGGAATTACTAAAATATCTTTATCATCTAAAGTTACATAACCTCTACCTTTTAATACAATCCATAATTCTTCACGTTTTGCATGAGATTGCAAACTTAAACGCTGATTTGGATTAACACAAATACGTTTAACTTTATGCGCGGAAGCGTCTTCTAAAATCTTATAATATCCCCAAGGTCTTTGTTCAGTCATATCTTATCCTAATAGTTTAAATGTGTGCTTAATACTTCTGGTGCTAAATCCCCATGTCTCATCGTACTGTAACTTACCAAGATATGGTCTGTTAAGCCAGATCTTATCCTTTTCTGGATTTACTCCCCAACACTTGATATTGGTAATCTTGTTTGTAATATCCGTAGTCTCAAGAATCCAAAACATCTTTCCATTCTTTGTTTTCTTTTCTGTAATCTTGCGAGGAATAAACCAAACAACTTCCCCTAATGCTGGCTCATAATCTCCAATCGGAGGAATATACTTATCTTCGATATTCTTTAGAGTTTTTGCATCAACAACAAGGTTGATTGGATATACACCAGAAAGTGAGGTTAGATTTTCAATTGTTTCTTCCGTTGTGAAATCTCCTTCGGGCTTATACTTATCAATATTTTCATGAAGCTTCTTAACATTCTTTGGACGGTCTACTACAACCGCAGACCAGAAGTGTTTTAATCCAGTAAATCTTTTGTCCATTAGATTATTCATAGCTCCGCTGCGTGTTAATGCGTCCAAAGCTTTCTTGTTTAGCTTGCTGTAAACAATATCTTCACTGAATAGTAAATGTTCTACATCCCTAAATGGACGATGCTTCATGATTTCCGCCATAGCAGTATCACCAAGACCCTTAATAGAAGATAGCGGTTGGATTAATGTTTTACCATCACTATCAACTTCCCATTTAGTACCAGACAAATTAATGTCTAGACCCTTGATATTATATCCATAATATTTAGCAAGGCTTATTGCTGCTTCTTTTCTGTCTTCTGGTTCTTTATCCAAGAAGGCAGCAAGCCATTCAGCAGGGTAATGATAGAAAAGATAAGCACACTGATAAGAAAGTATAGAATAACAGATAGCATGAGAAAGGTTAAAGCCATATCCTGAGAAGAATTCCATAGTCTTCCAAAGAGAGATTCCGTCATCCTCTGAAAGACCTTTTTCGGTGCAACCGGCAATGAACTTGCGGATTATTCTTTGCAGTGATATAATTTTCATGCACGTTTGCAGATAGAGGACCGGGACGGAAAATTGACGTAATCGCGGCAATATCTACAATGTTCTTTGGCTTTGCTTGCATACAGAATTTCTGTGCATTCTTGCTAGTGAACTGGAATGTTCCACAGAAATTGCCTTCATTAAAGACATGCTTATATACACCTTCGTCATTAAGGTCAATCTTTTCTGGATGTAGCTTTTCATTGTAATACTTCTTGATATCCGCAAATGACGGATTTGGCATATTGTGGTGCCGCTTCAAGATATGCTCAATCGCACCTTCAATCATGCGAAGTGAAGCAAGGCCAAGGATATCAAACTTAATGAATCCAAGCGGTTCTAAATGACGAACGGTTTGTCCTTCGGTCCAAGGAGTTTGAATAATACCACCGCTGTTAATTAGCGGCATTACTTGGTCAATATTGTCTGCAAACAATACACCACCAGCATGGCGAGAGATTGAACGAACTTGCTTCTGCAAGTTATCAACGTGTGTCGCAACGTGTGGATATTTCTTTAGATATGACACAAGAGAAGGAGAATGTTCCTTTAACTCTTCCCAAGTAGGCTCATACACACCCGCAATAATTCCATGAATCTTCTTACAGACAGGAGTTGCCTCATGAATCATTTTGGACGTAACTTCGTTTACCTCTGTAAAAGGAATGCCATATAGCTTGCTGATATCCTTAACAAGAGAACGTGCCTTTAGAGTGTTATAATTTGAGATAGGAACAACAGTGTTCTCACCGAATTCCTTGATAAACATTTCCTTGATTTCCATCGGGTCGGAAACGTCAAAGTCAATATCAGGCATGTCCTTTGCATTACGGCGAATAAAACGTGAGAACTGAAGCTTATACTTGATTGGGTCTACCTCTGTAATATTGAGGAGATAAGATACAAGCGAACCTGCGCCAGAGCCACGACCTGCACCGCAAAGCTGGACTTCTTTAGACTTGTCCGAAATCTTTTTCATTGTAAGGAAATACTTGGAGAATCCACGGTCCTTAATGGTGTGGAGTTCTTCCTTAAGTCTGGAAACATAATCGTTGTCTTTGTACAGACCAGTATTCTTTAATGCATCAACGGCAATCTTTGCCAATGCGCTATCAGCACTTTCGCCTTCTGGAATAACGAAGGACGGAAGCTTAACTGCCGTATCAGGCATATAATCTTCAATGCGATTCTTGAGAATATCCGCAGTACGAGCGATACTCTCCTCTACCAATTTATCATCGTAATTAAATCCAAGAGCGCCTGAAAAACGCTTATACGTTGCGAATAGTTCGTCACCATTCTTGGGATAAAGTTGGTATTCCATTTCTTCCAATGTGTGTGGAAGCGCATCAATCTTAAGTTCATTCTTACCTTTTCCAAGCCAGCCAAGCATCTTATAAATCTCACGGTCCTTCCACATATCTGGTGAAGGAAAATGTGCATCACAAGTGCTGATAAGTTTGAAGCCAAATTGCTTGGAAAGATTAATAACAAACTGATTTACAATATGTTGCTCTTTATAGTTTGCCCATTGCAACTCACCATAAAAGCGGTCGCCAAAGATATCCATCATATTCTGGACAGTCTTTTCCATTGCTGCATAAACAGCCTTCTCGCCCTTATCTATGTTTGCCCAATAATCATTACTCAACACTCCACCAAGGCAGGCAGAGCTTGCAATAACTCCCTCATTATACTTCTTGAGCATTTCATAATCCATACGTGGGAAACGATAAAAGTTATCCCCACGATATGAATCTGAAACAAGCTTAAATATCAACTTGCTTGGCGAGCTTTGCATCTTCCTTGTGCTTTAAATGTTCTTGCTTCCACTGAGAGATTGAGGGGTGAATATAAGCCTCAATTCCGTAGGCAATCTTAAAGTCGTTTATTCCCTGCTCTTTCATTTTTTTGGCTTTCATGAAAGCATGGCTAAAGGAATTCATTGAGCCGTGCTCGGTCATAGCCATTCCCGATAATCCGTTACCGTAAGAAAAGTCAGCAAAATCATCAGGATAGCCAATCCCATCATATATGGAATAAGTGGAGTGCATATGCATGGAGAAAAACGGAATTGATGATTTCTTTCTATCAGACATTATTCATCCTTTTTATGTTCAATGTATTCTTCACAATTTTCTTTATTTTTTGAGGCAAATTCTGGTGTATAGGTAGGAATCTTACGAAATTCATCATATACAAGTTCCATTAATTGCTTAAGATTTGTATACTTATCTTGATTATCATAAAAGTTTTGGAAAGCCGCGTGAACAGCGTGTTTTACATCTTCTACGTAACATAATGGTTTTAGTGGTATATCAGACATTATTTACCTCATGAACTTCCAATTGTTGTTGTAATACTCCTACCAAATTTTTTATTGCTTGTCTATGGGTTTCTTTTGTCATGTCAAAAGGAAACTCTGTGTAATTAGAATAATACTCATGGACTTGCAACTGAACGACTGAAGCTCTTACCACTACATCAACGCCCCTATCTTCTTCTTCAATAATTGAAATATCAGCGCTCATTATTTATTCCTTATCCTCTGGGTCTTTTAAGTAGATTTGTTCTGCGCCATGCGGCATCGGCTGCACTTGAACTATCTGCTTACCAAGATAGCTTACCACGCTCTCGCTATAATTGCAAGAGAAACAAATAATACTTCCAGAATAAGGACCAGTTAAAGGCATACTTCTAATTTTCAGTGTTTCTTTATTACAACTTGGACATTTACTACCAATAGGAGCATCCCTCTCCATAAGCAGATTAGAAGGTAATAATTTATCTCCTTTGGCAACACGCTTTTGATTTTCAATCATTTGTTTAACTAATTCGTCTTTTAGCTTGCCGTCTTTATCAAACACTAGAAAGCTCCCTCTTCAATAGCAACAAGATTTTTTCTATCTCTACGATACTTCCAACTCCAAGTAGCGTGCGGTCATAAAAACGTTGATTTTTTCTTAACTGATTTTCCAGAATCTTTACCGCTTTCCGTAATCCTTGAATACGACCACGTTCGTAGTCGCTAGACTTTTTTCTTTCGCTCATTTTTTATTTACCTTTTATTTCCAGCAGTTATACCCATACGATTTTTAAATTCAGCAGCAGTTAAAACTTCACCACGATAATATCGTGTAATATCGTATTCATATCCTAAATCCATCTTCTTTACTTCTTCTTTATTATAGGCCCAAACAACAATCCATTCATCATCGCGGCGGTCTGTTTTATTGTTTAGCCAAACTATGAACTTTTTCTTTCTTTCGCTCATTCTTCATCCTTTGTAAGACTTCTAATCTATAGTATTCTAATTCTCTTCTATTGTCAAACTCATTGTTATTGCCTGCGGCACGAATTAATAAATCTAATAATTCTTCGTTAGACATTATTTGTTTACCTTTATGCAACGGTTTAAGAAATATTCTAACGATGAATTACCGACTGTGTTACAGCTTATATTATGCCACCAAATCCACTCTTGGTCAAGAGAAGAAGAAGTCATCATTTTTTGTGTGGTGATAAACAAATAATTATCATTATGTTTATCTAACCATAATTCTCCAGCTAGTGGGTTATCACTCATTATTCCTCCACAACATCAAATTCATCATCGGTGCAATGTTCGCCTATAAAAACTTCATTACCGTCTTTATAGCCTTTTCCATACCAATATTCATCATTTGTGCCTTTTCCACCGTTTGAACCAACTACATAGATTCCACGATAAATAGCAGAGCTTGTTGAAGTGCCATCATCATTAAATAAAGTACCATAAGCAAACATTTCGTCTTCTCTAAACGCTTCTGAGCCTTCTTTAAAGAATGTGTCTTTTTTGGCAAAATAGCGCTTCATCTTATTCCTCCACAACATCAAAACACTCTTTATACAACTCTACCTGTAACCAACCATCTGTATTTTCATAACATGTGATGATTTTACCTGTCCAAAACATATCATCTTCCTTTTCTTTTTGGAAGTCAATAGGAACATTTAACCATGAAGTACCAAACTGGTAATGTCCAGCACCACCACCTAAATGGTCATTTAATACTGGACAAATATAAGGCACTCTATTTAACTTGATTTTCATTGTGTGTCCTCTGTCACTCTTAACGCTTCACGTACCTGTTCTTCTACCTTTTTCGGTAGTTCAAGGAATGGATTACGTACATTCCAACCATCGTGTGTGTATATATTGCTGCTATTGGTAGCTTCGTCAAATAAGATATCCAAAGCACTTCTAAGTAACTTTACTTTTTCTAATGCTTTGTCGCGTTCATGTTCGCGGAAAGCTACAAGCGACTTACTTTGAGCAAGTTCGGAACGCAAAGAAGCTGCTGCCTCTGGAGAATAAAGCTTTTTCACACCCTCAAGCATTTTTTCTGCTTTTTCAGCCCGTTCACGCTGTTCTTTAACGGCTAAGTGCAATGAATCAGCCATTTCCCATCCCCGAGTAGCAGATGCTTCTATCTGTTTTATTTTATCTTCCAACTCACAACGACAAGGTTCGTCGGGAAACTTCATTGCCCAACCACACTTATCACATTCTAGACCCTTTGTCTGGGTTTCTTCAAGTAGTTTCTGGTGAAGATTTTCATACTTATGCTTCATGCATGGCTTATCAATCGGGCAATGAATAAGAAGCGGGTTATCGCCATAAGTACAAATAAATTAATGCGGCTATAAAAACAGCAAAAAAAGCAGCAGGAATAAAAACAATCTGTAGTGTAAGAATAACAGGGTCTTGGTTTCTAAAATAATCTTTTAAGTTCATTTTCTAGCACTCCATTCTCCAAACATTATACCAATATCAAGAGCAGCAATAATATACCAAATAAAAATCCATCTTTCCATTGATATAGTTTCATTGTGCCATTCTAGAATTGAATGAAACATATTAATAAACCTCAAAATCTTCTTCTTTTATAGAGCAAGTAAATACTCCACGGTCATCCATTAAAACAGCATTATCGCCAAATTCAGGATTGTTTGTAATCCAACCCATAAAAAGATAACGGGCATTTTTATTTAATTTATCACTCCACATACTAGGACGATTACACTTAATCCAAGTATAAGGTTTAAATGTACGAACTTCTGGAGTTTCTGCCGCTGCTTCAATTACTTTTTGCAGTTTAGATTTCTTAGGCATATTAAGTTTCTTTCTTTACAGATTCTTAAACACAAATCGGTTAGCCCACCTACGAACAGGGTGAAAAGCCTTTTCGGTTCTATGACAAATATATGTGTTTATACCGTCGGGTGCATATATCTTAATCCCGTTCTTAGTTTCATTTAAAATGCAACCAGCTTTTTCTAATGATTCTAATAAATTATTTAAAGATTTTGATTTATGATTACCGCTCATACCTTTTCAAACCTTTCAGTTCTATCGTAATCAACATGCCATGTATCTAACTTTACACCACACCACGGGCAGAAGTCAACTATAATCCACCATTCTTCACCTTCATACATTATCATGAACTCTTTACGTTTATGGAGATAATGAAGAGCTTGGTTTCCCTTTTCACAGCATTTAACGTTGGTTTTATTGATAGTAAGATTATTCAAAACAATCCTCGCAAACTCTCATGTCATCTTTTTTCTTTGCGTGTTCCCAATAAACATCCACTCCACATTCATCACATGATTGACAATTTGATGCATGAAAACATTTTGGGCAAGACAAATTATTTTGTTCGCTATTCTTAACCATAGCACATGCGTCTAGACAGCTTTCGCATTTATAATCATACGGGAGGTCTAGAATATTAATTGTCTTTAATAAAGTTTTACATTCTTCCATAGCTGGTTCATCGCTGCTATGATTTTCAAATCCGATATAAACAAAATAATATATCTTGCCAATCTTTTTTACATCTACAATTGCATATTTGTCGGTACGATTTGGGAATGTAAAAATTGCATTTATTTCTTTGCGAAAATATGCTTCATCTTTTTTAATTGGCATTAGAAAGCACCGCAGCTACACTGTACCCAATCTTTGTGCCAATAACAATCTTTATCATGACCAGTTATTGACATATCTTTAATCCCCTTGCCACGAACAGAACGTTTTAAATATGCTTTTCCGCCATCAACGGCAACATTTCCACAGCTACATCTCACAAAATCATGACGATGCGTACTCTCAACAATTTCATTACAATTTAAACATTGTGCTGCGTTCTTAATTATTTGCACGTTTCCTGGGTATGTAAAAATATAAACGCTTCTATTACCGTCAACGGCCATATCTACTACTTCTTGTAATTGTAACGGTGGTGAATACTCATACGATTGTCCTGTTTCATCTGTAAACATGACAACGACTTTAACAGAATTTGTTCTCCATGTCAAACCCAATTCATTTAGAGAATTACTTAATAGATATATTGCATCCCAAGTTGGCTCATAAGCACAAAGACCTGCATGTTGATTAGACAGAGAGACTGAAGCGATACTGGCACTTGTTAAATCCTGTATCAAAAGCGTTTGTCCGTCATATGTTGGATTAGACCAAGGGGCTGCAACAACGGCAAATTTTAAATCTGCCCTGTTATTATACTTTGTTACCCATGTTTTAGAAACATTAGCTACATTTCTTATCACGCTTTCCATTGAACCGCTTTCATCTATAACAAATACAATATCTATTAAGCGGTTTGGTTTTGTTACACCTTCGTCTATTTCGCCATCACAATCATTGTCTTTACCATCACAATTTTCATATTTTGGTAATTGTTGATTTATGCACTGTACTTTTCCTGCTATACATCTGCTAGAGCCGGGATGACATTCGCCATACATTAAATCTCCCGCATCACCAGTATAACATGGTTGTGATACGAATTGGAAATCGTCTACCTTTCCATTACAATCATTATCTTTACCGTCGCATATTTCGGCTTGAGGCTTTGGGGCATCGCAATTAACAAATTGCCCATTACTGCATATTTCAAAACCAGCACCGCATTGTGTTTGGCATGGCTGAATTATAGATTCATCTACAGCACCATCACAATCATTATCTAAACCATCACATACCTCTTTACCTGCCGCTCCATAACCTACACATTCAGGCTCTGGTCGGTTATCACATTCCCAATAGCCTAGCGTACAAACACCAATACCAGCTTTTTTAGAATCTGGATGGCATACTTGCCCGCAGACGTTATAATTTTGAATTTTTGGACTACCGCAGGATAATAAAATTAATAATAATAGTGCCTTTCTCATAAGATGCCCTCATATTAACTAGGCATCATAAAGTTATTCGGCATCATTTAAAAGATCGTCTAAATCATTCATTGCAATATAAATTAAATCAGCACTAACAGCTGCATCAGCTAAAGACTTTTTTATCTTTTTAATATCTAGCTTTTGCGAACTGGCAAAATAGAATTCATTAATAAACAACATTTGGTCTACACTTAAATCAAGATAGTTAAGTGGTAGATTTAGTGCCTGCTTCATGTGCAACGGAATCTTGTTGTAAATCTTTTCTGCTTGAACGATCATCATATCTTCTCCGATTGCCTTTAAATAGGGTAACAGGCTTTGTATGTAGCTTACTTTGTTCTGATGATAAATAGTTTCTATAACCTTCCCAAGAACTAATATCGTGAAACCAAGGTAATTCTATCATTTGTGATGCATCGGTGTCAAGACCTTTAAAAACTGCTGCTAAATCATAAAATCTTGCACTTTTTTCTCCCCATTCTTCTGCTTGTTTATGTTTAACAATATCACGACACCGAAAAAAATCTTGTGCATCAAATGTAAAAGGTAAATGTAAATTATCTTTTACTGTTTTTCCTTCGTAATTAAACAAAGCCTTTTTATCAGATGAAAATAATATTCTGTTTTCTCGTAAACTTTCATCAGGCACAATACCATACGGAAAAGAACAAAAAAATCTTTCTGGCGCTATCCATTTACTAATAAAATTAGATATTCTATATGCACTATCAGCTGCATATAGCACACTCCATCCAAGACAATCTCTTTTTTCCCTATCTCTTGGATGAATTGGAATATAATAAACACTCACTTCTTTTAAACGTTTATAAGAAGCTGGATTTATTGACAATCCAATAGGGTCTACAATAATATCGCCTACTCTTTTACGAATAAGTGGCTGAGTGCCGACATGACCAATAATCCAAATAGTTTCGCAACCAGCTAATACACATTGAAAAACCGCTCTTTCAACAGCAAGGTAATTTTGTGCTATCGGCATTAAAGAATCATGCCAAGGCATATTAAAATCTAAAGGTTGACCAGCAACTGGTACAATTCCTGCTAAGTGTTGAACTGTTTTATCTTTGTTTATTTGTTCCATAAGTATCTATCTTCTACTAATTTATACCATTTAGCATCATATTCTGCATTTGATAATATTTTTGTATGATCATCGTATAATACAGAGATACTTAACGGTAAATTATCATATATATTTTTACCTAAAGGATATATGTCGCGTTTGACAGAGGAAATTTTTGGTTTAACATACTGGTTATTTGTTTTATCCCAATTTCCTTTAATGCCAGATTGTTTCATCATCTTTAATATTTTTAATCTAGCTATATTTTGGTCATAATCGTCACTTTTTAAATTTTCATCACTTATTTTTGATACAGCTAAAAGATCTTTTTTATCTATATTACAATAAAATCTTTCTGATAAATAAAAATATATTTTTTTTACAAAACCATCATCTTTATCGTCAATAAATTCTAAATCATGCTTTGCGCCAACATTTACATTAAACCAATCAATTACCCAATTATCATAATTTGTTTTTGAAGTTGGTGGTGAAAGCCCCTCTATATTTTTATCATTAGAAATGGTTAACTTTTCAAAGTTAACAGTCGCTACAAGACCAAACTTAGTAACTACTTTTAATTTTTTTTCATCCTCTATTCTTATAGAAACTATTTTGTCACTGAATGGAATATATTTATCATTTGATAACAAATAAGCTAAATCATTCCAAAGAGCTATGTCTTCTTCCCAAATACCTTTTTCATTATATTTGTATGGCCTATCAACTGATAAAAAAATTGTTGGGCATTTATTAACATGACAATAAGAAAGCGCACTCAAGTCACTACCAATGACCAATTGATCATAATGCAGTTCAAGAGTGCGCTGAATCATATTAAATTTGCTCTAATATACTTTTTAGATCTTCTGGACCTTCTACTTGATAGAAACCACTAAAACTATCCATATTCTTAATTATATCTTCTACAATGGCTCTATCATTTCCGCCTACCATTGTTTTATCGCCAAAGAATATAATATCTGTATCAGATACATGCATACGAACAAATGCACTAGCTTGGCTTTTATTCTTACCTTTGTTTTGAATATCAATGCTTATCTGTCCACCAACACACGCTTCCATATCGGGATATGTTCTATTAATGTAATCGGCAATTCTTTGACGTTCGCCGTTTAACTTATCCCATTCGTAATATGCATTACGTTCTTCTACTGTAGAATCTCTACCAGCAACAGAGAAGTTTAACATACCACTACGAAATTCTAGATTGTTAGTTCTTTTAACAGGATAAGGTGATTTTTCTAATTGTTGCTTAAGCCAAAAGATTAATTCATCGGATATCTTTAGTTCATTTTTGTATAACTGCTTATCGCCCTTATAAAGCTCATTAGCCATAGAGCAAAAGATTCCTTGACAGGAAAGAAGAATTCTTTCACTTAATTGCTCTTTTACTTTAACTAAATCACTTCCTGTTACAAGAAATACCATTCTATCTTGCATCCAATTAAAAAAGAACTCCTCAAATTCTGGAGTTATCTTTTGTCTTGGCTGTGTTAATGTTCCGTCAATATCAAATAAATAACTAATCATATTAATATCCAAACGCTTTCAGACTTTCATCAAAGTGACCCGTTGCTTTTACTAAATCTAACATCTTTTGTGCTAGTTCACGCACCTCTAATTGTGCATGTTCACTATTTCTTAAACCTTGGAAATGCATGAAGCTTCTGAAATTAAAAGAAATATCAGAGGTAATTTGATTACCATATGGCAAATAGAATCTTGCACTTTCCTTCGCACGCTTTCTTGGAACACCCTTTTCCACCAAACGGTTAAGAGTGTCGTGATATTGTTTTAGGGCATCTTCCATAAAAGTAATATACTTGCCTTGTTCTTCTGAATCCCAATCGCTTGGGACATAAAACTTATCATCTTTCAACTCCTTGTATCTTGCACTTTCGGCATTTACTGAAACACCAACACGGTGTTTTAGAATGTGAATATGCGTAGCAATATCAGTAGTCACAAGAAAATGAAACATGCTCTTTTCGAACGGGGTATGATGGCCTTCAGAACCAAGCATATTTAAAAGCTTTGGCAAACGCGCTAGCTTATCTTCTGGTAAATCACGACTAGTGCTTGTCCAAGCAGACAAGCCGTGCAACAGGTCACTTCCATAATATCCGAGCAATTCAACTTTGTTATCGTTCATTATTCACCTAGTTATAGAATACGCCATAAACGCCCTGTTCGGGCACTACGTAATAACTTCTGCCATGCACCTTGATTTCCTCAACCATGTTTGCAGGAACAACCACAAGGCATCCTAGGCAATCGTGATATGAAGAACCGCTTGGTGCGCTTAATAATCTAACTAACTTATGTGTTTCTACCTTTTTATAGTCGTCAGGTAAAATGAAGCCAGAGGTTTTTTCCTCTGGCTTCTTATCTTCTACCTGTTCGACCAAAAGATATTTATTCTTTGGTCTAAAATCCATTTTACTTTACCTTGTTGAAAGCATCTACAAACTTATCAATATCAAAGTCGCTCTTCTTTGCAAGAGTATAAGCCTTTGATACGTATTTCATATCTTCCTTGCTTAACCAATCGTTCTCAACATAATTCTTTTTTAGATCCGCACGTTGTTCACGGAATGGTTGCATAGCTTGGTCAATAGAACCTAGCGCACGAACAAAATCCTTGATGCGTTCTTCCTTAGACTTCGGCTTATCAGATACGTTGGCAACAGATTGTGACATATTTTATCCCCTATCGGTTAGTGACCTTCTCAATTTGTCCAAGAAGGACTTTGTACTTATCCTCTAATCTACCACGCTCTTCGGCTTCTTGCAAGTGATCTAATCTAACTTTAATACCTGTGTCTTTATTATCAACGATTAGCTTACGATAAAAACCAAAATCATCAGACATATAATATGATTCATGAGAAAAACGTACATCTCGTTGTGAGCGATTAGATAATTCATTTTCAATGATTTTGATATTAAACATAGCTATTCCTCCAAAAGAAAACGGCACTACAGTAATTTGTACCATAGTGCCGTTAGCTTGTTAAGAAGAAAAATTACTTAACTGGACAGACACCGCCTTCACATTCTAATGAGCTTAATAAATCACCATCACCCACACCATTATCAATATTAATTGGTTTAATCTTTGCAGATAGCTTTTCATATTGTTCTTTGCTAATCTTTTCTTTTGGTGCCTGTTTAAAACCGTGCTCACTGTGGCAAAGGAATGAAATAGTCTTTAAATACTTAAGATTATCTTTTAACCATGTCTTTAATTCTTCTAGTTCGCTTTGTTTATAATATACAGTAACACTTACTGCTTGGTCTGCCCAATGTTTCTGAGCCATTTTAACAACATCTAATTGTTTCCATGTTGTCCAATCCTCATCAGCTACAGGGGCATTTTCTGGTGCCGCAACATAAAAGTCTACAACTTGTGTGTTGTGGTCTAATGTACCATCAAAGCGAATTGTTGGTTCCATATAGTGTCCTGCTTCACGTAATAATGGAAGCAATGGGTCATTACCAGCAAAACGTACACGTTGGATAATATAACGTGAGTATGCTGGGTGTACGCCTTCATAACAATCCATAACTTTGCTGATTGTTCCACTTGGCTTAATAACAGTAGTGCGGATACTTTCTGGAATATTTAATTCTTTTGAATATTCCCGATTCTCTTTTTGAATTGCCGCATAAGCTCTATCTAAAGTGTCAGGATTAAATAGCGAACTTTGTAAGCATCCAGTAATACCTGTACCAATTCTGCGATTACGTTTCACAACGGAGTCACATTTTGGTTGGTGATATGTTTCCATAGTTACACGCTTACCCCAACGATGCATTAAACGTGCTGCTTCGATAAACTCTTCTTCGTTGAGAAGATTTGGTAATGCAATTTCTTGAAGATTGCATGGTTCACCATCTTCTAGTGTCGCTTCTGCACATGGATTTACGCCAACTGCTGTATCAGGCTTTAAATCTCCCATACGTGCATATTTCTGGATGTTCTTACGGTTTACAATACCAAATGGTTCGCCTTGTTCATATGTTTTCCAGAATAGGGGATGCAAATCTTCTACATCGTCTACAACAACAGAGAAATTAGCCATTGCACGTTGAGTTGGAATATTGCCTAAATCCCAACGCTTTGCTTTTAGATATTCCTTATCCCAAGGATCGCCTAGGATAATAATAGCAGAACGACGAACGTTACCGCTAACAACCATTTCTCCAATTGAACAGAGAATATCTGCTGCATCCACAGGACGTAAATGACGACCTTCACGGGACTTTAATAGTCCTACTAATTTTTCTACATAAACCACTAATGGTTTTGGACCGCTAGATACACCGCCAAAACCTTTAATTTGTTCTCCTGCTGGACGGATACATACTGTAGAATATGAGAAAGACTTACCAGTTACAAAGTAAGCCTCTAATACTCTACGAGTTAATTCATTCCAACCTTCACGGGAATCAGGAACAATAAAATCTGCATCTTTTGTTTCACGGCTAACGATATTTACATCTTTCTTTAATCTTGGCAATTTTGAAACAAAGCGGTGCTCCACGCTCATACCTACACCACCACCAAGCATTAGCAAATCTTGTGCTAATACAAAGTTATTCCATTCGTCACCAGCGACGAACCAACAATTATTAAGAGCAACACCTCCAAGTTTTTTATGACTTGGTGCGCCACTATACCACCAACCACGCCCAGCTGGTCCCGCCTTGCGATTAAGTAGGTAATAACGCAAACGCTCAATTTCTTCCGCTGAAACATTATGACCCTGAACATTACCACGAACTACACGCTCAACAGTATCTGCCCAATTTTCTAGCGTCCCATTGTCCTTACGGGCATATGTGCGCTTATAAACTACTTTTGCAAGGTTAGACCAGTTAGACATTGTTTTGTTTCCTTTATTGATTTATAAATGCTTTTAATTTATCTGCCGATGCTCCACCGCTCATACGTGCTACTTCCGTATTATCCCTAAGTAGTACAAAAGTAGGTACAGCACGAATATTAAATTGTGTAGCTAAATCACCTTGTTCATCAACGTCAACAAGTTGGTATTCTACATCAGTTACACTTTCTTTTAAGGTATTAAAATGTGGTTTTGTTGCTTTGCAAGGTCCACACCAAGTGGCTGAAAACATGATTACTTTTTTCATATTATTCCTTTTTTTGTTCTGGAACTTCTATATACCCAATATTAGCGTTCTTATATAATGGATTTTTAACTGCAAATTCTGCTGCTGTTTTTCCAATAGAAAATTTAAGTCCTAAAAGCTTTGTTCTATACCAATCGGAAAACATATTTAAAGCATTAAAAAATACTAATCCAAATATTGGAGGATGCACTTTAATATATTTTTTTACTGGTTTTTCTGTTCCTGCTAAAACTGAATCTTTAGAGCCGGTCACTACTAGTCTTTTTTGATAGCCAAATAATTTAAAAGCAAAATCTATAAATTTCATATATTACCCTTTCTTTTCTTTCTTATAGTTTTTGTACTTCTGTTTAAGATTCTCTTCTTGTTTCTTTGTTGCCTTCTCAATTATCTCTGTTGCACTTTCTGCACTTTGAGAAAGAACCTTTATTTTAACATTACTTGTATCCATGAATATCGGAAAAACTAATCCATCAGGACCGTTTCTATTTTTAGCTACGAATAGTCTACCTTCATTCATATTTTTATCTTTGATTGTTCTGGAAATAGTAAAGATGAAATCCGCTACGAAACACTTGTTGAACGCTTCGGAAATACTTTCCATTGTGATTACTTCTGCATTTAGTCCAGAACGATTTGTTTGTGATGCGCAGACTTAGTTGGGTATTCCTTGATAATAAGTTTACCCTTAACGTCCTTAACGCCATTCCAAACAATATCCTTTTGTTCCTTAACGTCGGTTAGGGAAATGCCCGTAATACATGAATCATAACGTAAGGCTACAACCTTATCCTGTAATTCAAGCGTATAATGCACTACGTTTAATCCTGCTTGCAGGGCCATAGCACCAAGATGAACAAGTGCCATGCTTTTTCCTGCGCCAGTTGGAGCAATTACAACTCCTAATTCACCACGACCAAGACCACCCTTGGAAATGTTATCAATAAGCTCCCAACCAGTTGAAACTGGATTGCGAGCCTTCAATTCAAAACGTTTTTCAAAGTCAAGAATAAAATCATAACCATGATTATTATCTGTTAGGAATTCTGAATAAGACCTACGCTTTTAATCATTGCTTCTTTTAACTTCTGTTTTTTACAGAAATCAAGAGAAGTATCTTTAATATGTTGTTCGCCGTCTACGCTAAATTCATTAGATGATATACGAGCAAAATATTCACGAACTTGCTTTTGTAATAGTTCGTTTTCTTTGTCAATATCTGTACGTAGGATAGTTGTAATTGTATCCCGCGATGGATGAGTACCGTATTTCTTACGGTAATCAAATATTTTGTCTACGAATACACGTAAATATTTTAGTTCTAAAAAGCTTGTATCCATTACTTCGCTGATTTGGTCAGCAAAAGCCCTATCATCCAAAATTAATTGAACAAGGTTTTCCTGAAATGTTTTTCCGAAACGCTCAAAAGATTGTTTTTCGTTAATAAACGACATTGTTCCTCCAAAGGTTCACTATACTATAACACCTATACAGATTGTTTCAATCCTTCTTTTTATTAGACAGTATAGAATATGTTTTTAAACGCCTTGCTTTTTCTTCGGATGACATCACAGAATATTTGTCTATAAGATTTTTTCTACTAGCAACCATATTGCAAAATTCTAATAATTCTTTTACGGTACTTTTATTTCTAATCATATTAGCTGTTTTGGTAACTAGAATTATATTATCTTTGCTATAACCTTTCATATTATCTGTTCTATCAATAGACCAATTATTATCTCTACTATTAATAGCAGTACAGTTTAATTTTGCACCACTGAAAGCGCATAGACCATTTTGTTCTTTAAATTTTTCAAAAACATCTTCTGGTGTTATTTCAAAAATAAGATTTCTTCTTTTTGCTCCTTTAATATACTTATTCCAAATAGCTTTATTAATGTAAAAACCGGTTTTTTCATCTTTGAAAGTCTTTGCTTTTTCATTAAGTTTTTTAGAGTATTGTTGTATACCGCATTTTTGACAGCCACAGCCTTGTAAATGACTATCAGGTGTTTGCAGAAACACATTTTGACAAGACCTACATTGTATTTTTATTTTTGTTTTATAAGCTTCATAAGCTGATAGGTAAATAAATTTATCAGGATGAATTTCCTGCGCTTCTTCAAGAAAGCGTTGATGTGTTTTAGTGTGTTTTTCAACAGCACATTTTGGACAGCCCTTGCCTTCTAAATGATTTTTAGGACTTTGTTTAAAAATGCCATGAAGAAGACAAACTATGTCTATAGAAGTATTAGTATTTTTATAGTCTACTAAACTATAATCATACTTATCTTTATTTTGTGGAAATTTTTCTAATACAGCTTTAACCCAAGATTCTTTTGTATGTTTTTTAAAACATAATTTATTCATATCAGCAATTCTCCACGACAATTTTATTCATATGAGCATATAATTCTTCAAAATTACTTTCTCCAAAACCGTCTTTTAACATCATAGTCACAAGTTCAGTTTTGTTAAATGTACATTCGCTATTTTCTAATGCATAATTAATTTTTTGCATATCCTGAATAGACATATTAGGAATAGCTAATTGCATTATTTTATAGTTTTCCCGAATTAAATCTTGATGTTCTATGATATTAGAGAATAACTTAATTTTGCTTTCTGTGCTTTTGCAAACATCAACAATATCATCAATACGATAGGAATTATCTTCCCTTAATTGCGGAAATCTTTTAGCAATTGTTGGCAAACCTGCACCACCAACCCCGACCAAATTATCGCTTGTATCACCAGAAATGGATCTTGCCAAGCAAAAATTAGTAGGGTGAATACCATATTCTTCTACGATCCGTTTTGTGTTCAAAATTTCATCTTGAACGGGTCTATACAGAATAGTATCATGTTTGCAAAGCTGTATAAAATCCTTATCGTTGGATACAATTACTTTATTATAATCTGTTAATTGTGGATGCTGGCAAATAGCAGAAATAATATCATCAGCTTCTACCGCGTCTAGTAGTAGCTGAATAATAGGAAAGTTATTTAAATACTCTACTACTCTGGTCATTTGCCAGATTTTGTTTTCTAGTTCTTCATTTTCATTTAAGTTACGAATGTTTCGATTTAAACGAAATGGCTTACGTCCCTCTTTATAATTCTTGTTTACCGCTCTGCGCTTTGATGAACCACCTTTACCATCCCAAGCAATAACAATACGATTTGGCTTAATTTCACGACACAACTTTTGTAAAGACTTAATCGTACCAAATATTCCACCAATGGGATCTCCCTTGGTAGATACAGCTGGATTCATAACATAATTGCGGATATAAAGATTATTACCGTCAATAACTAATATACGCTTCTTAGTAGAGTCGTTCATTTGGACAATTTCCTTTCCAATGATGTTCATCTAGACATTGCCCATGAATAGTTAATAGCTCTAATCTAAGATTTTGTACCTCTTTACGTAGATTAGACAAATCATCCATAGCTACTTTTAATTGTGTCTTGAGAAAGTCATTCTCACTTTCAAGATTAGAAATATATTTAGTTATATTAATAATATGTTCATTCATTAATCTAAATCCTTTTTACCAGTAAAACCATCAGCTAATGCAAGCAATACTCTTCCTTGTGGACTAACGCCATTATGTTTTAACTTGGCAACTTTTTTATTCTTTAAACAGTTATCGCAAGGAACATAATTAAAAGATTTTAAATTCTCCAAAAGCTGCTTTTTATTCTTTTTGTTTTTTATTTCTGTTCTTAAATTTTCTGCATTTCTTCCATACATAAAAGGAACGATACAACATTCTGGGATACCAGAATAAACCCCTTCTACGGCATCAAAAGCTTGCAACAGCGATACAATTAAAAATTGATTTCTCTTAGGCACCTTTTCCTCCATCAATCAAACGAAAACCACTCTTTTCCTGAGTAGATTGATACTGATCCTTGTAGCTCTTAAACATTACAACTACTCCAACCTCTACTTTAAATTTATGATTACAGACATTACACTGAAAGTTAAAAGTTGTATCATCGATTGGCTTTCTATTAACTTTTTTCCAAAGATATTGTGTATTTTCTACAATCGTATCACAAAGAGGACAAACAAAATCCGTTCTCCAAGGATTAGTGGCATTTCTCATTTCCCACTCAGAACGAATTAATGCTTTATTGTTAAATTTATTAAAAAAATTAATAATAGTCTTAAGCATAATTTTAGAACCTATAAGTGCCGACCACCTCATTATCAACAGTATAATAAACCTTACGAATACCGCGCTCTTCCATTACGGCATGGCACATATTACAAGGCTTGCTCATACGCGCTTCGTCACCATTCTTAGAGCAGCGTGCAACATACATAACAGAACCCTTAGTAACGTGTCGAGGAATATTTAAGAGCGCCTTGATCTCCGCGTGGTACGTGGCGTTTCCTTTTTCTTCGGGACGATAATCTTTTCCAACTGAGCAATACCGCTCTGAATTGATCCCCATGCCAATAATGGCACCGCCGCGCACAAGAACCGCACCATGTCTAAAATTACCATAAGTAGAATTACCAGCAAGCTTTTTAGCTAACTGGAAGATACCTCCGAACCTTTTTAGAAGCTTCCAAATTAGGAATTTGCATATCCGTAATATTGTTGTGCTTCTTCATATAGCTCGTCGTCGCATCGGTATCCATTGCTTTCTCCTTGGTTGGAACTACAAATACATAGTACCACACTATTTCGTGCTTGCAACATCATTTAATAAACGTAAATTTTTTGATTGTAGAGTAATAATCCAATTATTGGATAAAAACGTAACCTCTACTAAACCATCGGGAAATATATGAGTTATCATTCCTAAATGTTCCTTGGGATATGAGCCGTCAATAGAACCACCCATATCCCAAGAAACTAATTGTCCAATTTTAGGTTTAAACTTTGATTTCATAATCTTGCCTTAACTTAATTAGAGCAAGATTTTTCATTTTAGCCTCAACATCGACATCAATAAAATTATCTCTCATGGCTGCTAGTTGAATATCTGGCACATAATGAATAAACTTTGAATGCGATCTTCTATCACTAAAAGAACCATTTTGCTTTCCTACCTCTGTATTGGAAAGATGTTGTAATGGCTTTATCTTACCCCATGTTTTTAAGGTTTCATAAAATGCGTCTATGAGAGATAGATCATTACTTCCAAAAGAATGGTGATGAGTATCAAGAACGATAGGAACACCAGTTTTTTCGTGGACTGTGAGTAATTGTTTAACATTAAAGCACCTTTCGTCATTCTCAAAAGTAAGACGGCTTTTCACATTTTCTGGTAACGTATTTGTTACTTCTACAAGTTTTTCTAGATTACCGCGTTTACCACCATGAATATTGATTGCATAATGTGGTGTTTTATCAAATCCCATCATATCAAAAATCCATGCATGATATTCAAGTTCACGAATAGAATTTTGAATAATACGGTCTGCGTTACTGTTAATGATTGTAAATTGGCCGGGATGTGTAGTTACGCGAATGCCGTGCTTGAAAAATAAACCACCCAAATAGGCAAGTTTATTAATAAGAGATTGATCATTTCTAGCTAGATTTCCCGCAAACTCATAAAGAGGAAATAGGGAACTAGAAATACGAAACGACTTGATGTTGTTTTCAATCAGTTTAGGAAAAAACTTAATATGTTCATCTACATTATGATGATAGGTAGATAGAATCTTTTGATCGCTATATTTACCATTGCGGTATTGACCTAACTGTAAAGCTTTTTCCTCAATTATGTTTTCATATACACTTTCACCGTTACGCTTTTTACGTTCTTGAAGCCACTGACAGCAAACAGATAGAGCCATATAATCTCCAAATAAAAAACCGCACCAGTACATACTACACTGGTGCGGCTCTACTTGCAAGAACTAATTTATTAATTTAATTCTTGTTCTGCGGGTTCTTCACCTTCAATATTATAGAAATTCTTTGCATCGCCTTCACGGGTATCAAACTTTACAACCACTTCCCGATCCATAATACCAAGAACGGCATTCTTGAAACCTTCTTCCTTCATTAAATCTTCCCATGAAGATTGCTGGAATTTTTTAGCCTGTCCATCAACTTCCATTTCATACCAAGCACCAGTTTGTTTAATGAAAGGTTTAATTGCCTCAAAGATGCTTTCATTGTCAAGAACGCCGATTGCTCCACCCCACATAATTTTGAAAAGACATTCTCTTCCTGCTGTTCCAAACCGAGATTTTTCAAGCCGTGCCTTAACTTCGCTGCCAACCTTATATCCGCGTTCATCAAGAACATAACTATCTTTTGCCTTTCTACCTGTTAACCAAATACGGAGGCTGTAAGCATATGATAAAGCCTTACCACCGGGAGTAGTATATTTTTCGCTATCAGTTGCGTACTTAATATTCTGAACCTGTAGGTTAGTCTTTAACTGGTTTAAAACCAGAAGTGTGCTTTGACTATTTGCAATTGGTTGAATAAGTTTGGATAAGCCCTTCGCAAGAATACGCGGCTTAACAGCCATAGAAGATTGTGGATCAAAATCGCCTTCTAAATCTGTTTTGCTTGGAGTTAAAGCCATAGAGTCCCAAATAAATAACATACGGTTTTGATTATTCTTTAAGAGATCTTCAATACTTTCCAAAACATATTCTACATTTTCTGCTTGAACATAAAGAATACGAGACATATCACACCCCGCTTTCTTCATGAATTCTGGATCAATTGCACTTTCGCTGTCAAAATAAATTACGTCAATACCCATTTTTTGGGCATTAGCAGCAATTTGTGCAGCCATATAAGATTTACCACTTCCTTCAAGGCCAGCTAATTCGCTAATCTTGCCTACTGGAATTCCAGCTAGCTTTCCACGACAAATAATTGAATCAAGCCAGCGAGAACCAGTTGGGATCCAATCAGTAACTTCAGTTGGATTCTCGTCTTGCAAATCATATGCAACTTCACGACCACTTTTTTTATTTAATAAATCACGTAATTGTCCAATAGATACTTTTCCTGCTGATTCTTTATTTTTAGTCTTAGCCATTGACATGTTATCTCCTATTTCCTAACTTCTATATCTATACCATAATCACGAAGCTTGTTAACTAAATCAATAACAACTTCTGGATTTCTTTTCTGCATACCGACAGAATCCATAAAAACAACAGTACGTAACATTATCTCTATTTCACCTCTTTTTTGTTCTGGAAGATGTGAAACTTTTTCTAATTCATTTTGTATAAGTTCTTCTATGCTGAAATTTTGATCCATGTTATATCCTATAAAAGAAGAAGGGAACAAGTTTTACCCTGTTCCCTTCTTTATACTATACTCTATTCACTTTGTTAATTAGACATTAACTCTTCAAATGCAGAATCTACAGCGCTCTTAGACTTTACTGG